GAAGTAGATTTAGAAGAACTAAACGATTATTAAAATGAAATTAAAAGTTCAACGATTAATGGATGATGGGTATGGAACTACTCATGTTATTGGTGAAGGTTACTTTGATGAAACACTTTACAATGATATTCAATCCGCTCAAGATGATTCTCAAATCTATGATGCCCTAATGGAAATCGTACCTGAAACTGATGTAGATTTGTATTCCATTGGTAATCCAAATGGATATGGAAATGTAGTAGATGAGTATCGTATCTACGTAGATGGTGAATTGTATAAAACAGTATAAGTTATGAGTACCGAAGAAATCTTAAAAGAACTAAATTATATAAGTGGTGTTCATACCAAATATATGAAAGAAGAAATCTTAACCTTAATGGATAAAATAAAAGAAACCCAATAAGTTATGACAGCGATTGAAAACATATTTCAACTAATCGAAATGAAATTAGATGATATCGAGGAATTAGTAGATGAGTTAGAAGATAAAGGAGAACCAATAGAAAACATTAGAAACGCAATTGCAAAATTGTGGGATGAAATAAACGAAATAAGTTAAAGTTATGGCAAACGAAATGAGAACCTTTGTGAATGTGGTATCAGATGAACCACGAGTAGCAACAAGATTACAAGAAATATTCAAGTTTGAAAAAGTTGATGGAAAGTATGAACCAAGTGCATTGGATATTATCAACAATATCAAAGGAACTGATTATTCTTACTCTAATGAAACCACAAAAGAAGATTGGGATAAAGATGTGGATTTCCCTTCAGATGAGTTGTGGGAAGAAATGATTGGGCCAAAATGGTTGTATGTAGAATATGAACACGTGGATGATGAACCAAAAATGTGTAACATTGTTTTGAGAACTGCGTGGTCAGTACCTACTGCATTTTTGAATGTATTGAGAAACGAACTTCAGAAGATTGACCCTGAATGTTACTTCTATGGTGATTATGAAGATGAATCTTATGACCCATGTGGTTCTTTCGTTTATGGAAAGTTTGACTATGATGATATGGAAGATTATGATGAACCATTTGATTGGGATGAATATGATGAAGATGATTTCTACTTAGAAAACTATCACGATGGACTTCATAAATTAACAAAAGAGTTAGAAGTGGTTTATTTAGAATACCTACAAGATAGAATTGATAACCCGGAAGAATACGAAGGGTTTTAATAAAATAGATAACACATAAGATTATGTATAAAATAAAATTAACATACTTAGATGGTAGTACTGATACGCTAGAAATTACTACTGATGATTTGGAGTGGTCTATGAATCAGTACCAACGTAACCGAGAACCATTTACGTGGGAAGTTTTAGATTAGAAATAATGGCAAAGAATAGATACAAAGAAAAAGTGGATTGGGATGATATGACTCATGGTGAGGTATCCCACCATATTGGAAAGAAGATGACCGAGAAGGTACATAAGAGTAAAAAAGATTACAAAAGACCCAAATATAAAAATTGGGAAAAAGATTTAGAAGATTAAATTAATTTTCGTATCTTTGTAAGGTATATATTTATATACAAGTAAAGGTTGAAGATGGGAATAAAACCACCCACTTAGTGTTATTAGATATCTTTACTCATTATGGCCCGTTCGTCTATCGGTTAGGACACGTCCCTTTCACGGACGAGAGAGGAGTTCGATTCTCCTACGGGCTACAAAAATTATTTATTATGGTTACATTAGCAATAGTATTATTATCGGTATCGGTAATTATTTTATCAATTGTAGTTTGGAAATTAAAAACTAAATTACAAGAAAGATATGAACAAAATCAACATGTGTTTAATTACATTCGTTCTGATTTTCAAAAGTTAAAAATTGAATTGACAGATTTGCATCAACTATTAAGAGAAACGGAAAGTGATATTAAATCCACATCCCAATCAAGATTTGATAGATTGACAAATCAAATTATTAAATCGGTAGATAAACTTCGTTCTGAAATTCCTCCTACGAATGAAGAGATATTAAAAAGAATAGAAAAAGTTGAAAAAGATTCATACACATATAGAATGAATCAATAAAATAATCGTGGGATTTTGTATGATAGGTAACGATACAATCTCATTTTATTGCCTCCATAGCTCAGTTGGCTAGAGCAGCTGATTTGTACTCAGCAGGTCATCGGTTCGAATCCGGTTGGAGGCTCAAAGGAAGATTGGCAGAGTGGTCGAATGCGGCAGTCTTGAAAACTGTTGACTGTAACAGGTCCGGGGGTTCGAATCCCTCATCTTCCGCAATATTGGTCTGGTAGTTCAGTTGGTTAGAATACCTGCCTGTCACGCAGGGGGTCGCGAGTTCGAGTCTCGTCCAGACCGCAACTTAAATTAAATAATATGAGTGATAGTTTTATAGATTGGTTAAGTGGAGTATTGGTGTTTGTAGTAATAACACTTGTATTATATTTTCTTGGTGTTTGGATTAATCCATATCACCATTTTTCTTTTATGGAATGTTGGGGAAGTGTAATGTTATTTATAATACTACGTTCTGGCTACTTGGAATTAATCAATGGTATCAATTACGAAGATGAGGATGAGTAGATTACCAATCCATAAAAGATATATTCAGTATATTAATAATACCCCATATATGGTTCATGCCGTTTATCCAATAGTTAGAGTATTAGATGCACCTGCCATTAAAGATTGGTTAGGGGTAGATAGTGCTTTTAAAGATAATAGAAATGGTAACTACATCTTCTGTGATGAGATAGAAGAAATTTCATGGGAAGATATAAAATAAAAATTAATAATATGAGATGGGTAGAATACTTTAGGGAACTTGCACACACGATTAAGAAAAAATCGAAAGATAACAATACACAAATCGGTGTAGTGATTGTTGGTAAAGATAAAGAAATCATCTCAACTGGTTATAACTCATTTCCTCGTGGTATAAACGATGATGTATTGAAAAGACAAGAAAGACCAGAAAAGTATTATTGGTTTGAACACGCTGAAAGAAATGCAATCTACAATGCAGCAAGAATAGGAGTATCAACTAAAGGAACAACCATGTACCTTTCATGTGGAGTTCCTTGTTCAGATTGTGCACGAGGAATCATAAATGCGGGGATTGTTCGTATCTTTTGTGAAAAAGGTGGTGGGGCTCAAGGAATCAAATGGGTTGAATCCGCAGAACGTAGTTGGGAGATGTTTGATGAAGCAGGTGTTAAAGTTTGTTTCTATGATGATGAATTCGGTGGAATGTAATGAAAGATGTATTCTGTCCATTACCATTTAAACACCTATATACACACACGGATGGTACATTAAAAGCGTGTTGTATTTCGGGATATTTTAAAAATCCAATTAGCTTAAAAAACCAAACAATAGAAGAAGCTTACAATAGTAAAGAATTTAGACAACTTAGATTAGATTTAACAAACGGTGTTCAAAATAAACTATGTAACATATGTTGGGATACCGAACGAGTTGGTATAGAATCACTACGAGAGAATTGGAAAAAACAATTATCATCTGAATATGATATGGATGCCAACGGATATATAACTCCTAACTTTGAGTATATAGATGTTAGATTTTCAAACCTATGTAACTTTAAATGTATAATGTGTAATCATGAATATTCATCCATGCACTATACAAATAACCATAAAGAACTTGGAATAAGTAAAGTAGTAAATATAAAGGATGGGTTTGTAGATGAGTTGATTCCATATATAAAAAACATAAAGCACATATACTTTGCAGGTGGAGAGCCATTAATTACCAAAGAACATTTTGAAATTTTAAATTTTTTACATAAACACAATAACAATATATCAATAATATATAATACAAATTTATCCGTAATAAAATATGAAATGAATGATTTATTTTTATTATGGAAAGAATTTAAAGAAGTTCTTGTACAGGTAAGTTTAGATGGTTTATATGAAAAGGGTGAAGCTATACGAGTTGGATTAAATACAAACACACTTATAAAGAATATTAAAACGTTACATGATAATAATATAAAAACGCACATCTCTTATACAATTGGAACATATAATGTAAAAGATATATATGAATTTATAGAACAATTATTTAAATTAAATTTGATAAATAATGAAAATGAACTTCACATTGATAACTTTGTAACATATCCTAAAAAATATTCAATAAAAAATCTATCATCGGATGAAAAGAAAGAAATAATTATATATTTGGAGAATGGTATAACTACATTGCGAACAACCCGATTAAAAAATTCCATAAAAGATATTATCAACTTTATAGATTATAAAATAATATAATACTTATAATAAGTTATGACAAATTCAGAATTGGTAGAAGAAATACTACACCACGCACATTCTCTCGGAATCACCGATGAGGTTATTAACTTCGCAAAGGAATTACGAGAAATAAATCCTAAGTTGGATTTACATAGTTCTATCGAACTTGCGTACTCCAAATTAAAACCATAATTCGTTTCAATCTATATTTATAGATATGGATTATAAAAGGATTAATCAACTAAGAAATCAGTATCCAGACGAACGTAATGTTGAGTTAAGTTATCAAAGTAATGGTAACTCAATTGATTACCAGGGTCGTTATAATGAAAACTCCCTAAACTTCACAATAGAAGATTTACGTGGGGTTTCTGTGGTTAGTGGTACTTCATTTAATTTTATCTTAGAATTGGATGGTCAAGAATATACCTCACCCCAATTCAAATCCTTTTTAGAAAATAGTTTAAAATCGGGTAACCCATATATTCAAAAATCAAATGTAACACGTATTCAGTTTTCAAAGGATGAGTTATTAAACGCGGAAAAATTTACTACTCGTGAAAAGTATGCGGAAGTTAATATTACCAAAAATTTAAAAACAACCGAAGATATAATTAAACACATTGATTGGTTGGTAAGTGAAACTCAAACTTTACGTAATATTGGTGAGTATGGTACTTGGAATTTGAATACAAGTACCTATGATGTAGAATCGGATATGGGTGTAGGGTTAGAGTATTCAGATGCAGTACAAAGTGGTATAGAATATGTTGCAGAAAATGAAACCACAGCTACCCAATTGGTACAAGATGATTCAATTGGTAAAGTTCTTACAACTCAATTAACAACAAATACACCAGAGGGTGGTTCGGTTAAAACGGAAGTTAAGATTCCCATACGTTACGATATATCAAATCCTTTCACACGAGGTAGGGGAATTGATTTTGTAGATTACTATAATATAGGTACTAATTTTTAAAAAACAATTGGAGTACAGAATGGGAAAAGCTTTAAGTACAGTTAATTGGAAAAAATATTTGGATATCAATAATGGTAATCCACAAGTAAAAAGATTCTTAGAATCCCGTGGTGATGATGTCTTATGGCAAATATCTCAAAACATCCAACGAGCAAATAGAAAGAACAGAGAATCATTGGTGATGGTTATCCACGAGAACGCACCAGCAGCAATCTTAATAGAAAAAAAAGATTATATGGATGTGTTGGAGTTATCATTAAAGTGGTTTGAAAAAAGAGAATACTATGAACGATGTTCGGGTATTGTTGAAATAAAGAATGATTTAATAAATAAAACCTCTCAGTTAAAATCTAATAAAGATACTTCTAATATTCAAAAAACCATAATATAATATTTATACCTATAAACATGTTTTATGGATATAAATAACATAGTACAATTTAGATTATTAAAATCTGAATTTAAAAAAATAAGTATAAATGATTCATATAAATTGATTCATCTAACGGAAGCTAACTATGATGAATATTTAAGTGAATTATTATATGTTGTGGAACTACTTCATATAGACCTTGAATGGGATGGTATCCCTAATAAAGATGAGATTATAAAAAGATTTCAAAATAAATCAGAATGTTTTTTATGGTTATATGATGATGTGGTTGTAGGATGGACTTGGTTTAATTCTAATATAACTATTGATTGGATAAATCTCTATCAACAACTAAATCCAAATGAACTTTACGTGGGTGGTGCATTTTTATCAAGAAAATCAAAGACTCCACCAATTGCTGGATTTAAATTTTATAATTATTCATTTTATACGTGGTTAACTGATTTAAAGTATCATACAATTTATTTATATTCTGATAGTTGGAATAGGGCATCAGCTCAACTTTGCTATAAATGTGGATTCACTCAATATAATTTTTTAAATGAAAATAACTAAAGAAAAATTATTAGAATTAAAATCCATATTAGGTTCAACACCTCTAATGGGTAATTCAGAATTAAAACTACTTAAACTTAGAGCTCCTGGAATATATTACAGTAACCGTGCATATAATATGGATACTATAAAATATACATTAAACCACACTCCATTAAATAATTTTATATCTGAAATAACCAATTGGGATTCTACGTATTTAACATCCATTCATAAAATAGAATATACTAAAGGTTCTAAGGTTAGAGAGCATGTTGATGATTCTGATTTAACATGTGTTATTATGTTAGAAAATAATTCAGAAGGAGGTGATTTTTTATTTAATAAAAAGAAAATAGAATTTAAAGAAGAGGGTGAGTATTTACTTTATAATGGAGGAAAGACTTATCATGAAGTTACGGAACTCATTTCGGGTAACCGAAATGTTTTAGTAATTTGGTATAGAATGGATACTACCAATACAAAATCCATTCTATAAATTTATTAACTTAACTATATTAATTATGCCAGAAAACATTGAAAAAAATCCACCGCGTGGGAAAATTAAATTCAACATTACGTTATCAGAAGAACAGAAGGAGGCAAAGACAAACATTTTATATCATCCCTACAATTTTATAATGGGAAAGGCCGGTAGTGGTAAAACCCTTCTCGCAGTTCAAGTGGCATTGGATATGTACTTTACACGACAGGTTAACAAAATAATTATAACAAGGCCAACTGTATCTAATGAGGATAATGGATATCTACCTGGTTCATTGGATGAGAAAATGGAACCATGGTTAGTTCCAATTCGTTCTAACATGAGGAAGGTTTATAACAAACCAATTATCTTAGAGAAAATGGAAAAAGAAGAAAACATTGAGTTAGTATCCCTCGCTCACTTTAGAGGAAGAACCTTTGATAATGCAGTAGTTATTGTGGATGAGTTTCAAAATCTAACTAAACCGCAACTTGGAATGGTGTTAGGTAGATTGGGTAAAGGCTCAACTATGATTCTAACAGGAGACCCACAACAAATTGATTTAAAGTTTTCAAATGATTCTGCAGTACACGATGTACCAAAGGTAACTCCATCTAAGTTTGTCTACTCAATTAACTTAAAAGATAACCACAGACATGAGGCGTTAGATGAGTTACTAAAATTACTTTATGCATATCAGTAATGGATGTAAATCGTATAATATATACTTACAAAAAACCTAAGTTCGAAATATATAAAGAACCCACTAATCAAGAAAAATGGTTAATGGGTTCTTTAAAAAGTATAGATGGATTGGGATATATTCCGACACTATATACTAATGATATTGAATTCGGAAATAAGTTTGATATTGATGTACGATATATAGATGATGATTATGATAACTCATGGGATAGTTTTAAATTATATGTTTTAGAAAATGAACCCAATGATGATTATTTCCTATCAGATAATGATGTGATTTATAAAAACCGAATTGAGTTTGATAGTAGTGATTTATTTTTTGATGGAATTGAAACTTTAAATTGGGATTGGGCATATTCTAAAACCATTGAGTATATAAAAAATAATATAGATATTAATTTATCATATTGGTTAAATTCTAAACGAGGTGTATATAACGTAGGAATATTACGAATTCCAAATTTAGAATTAAAAAACCGATATATTGATGATTGGAAATACTTATATAATGTATTAAACAAACACTCTCATAATTTAAATCCAACGTTTACTACTGCAGCACATACTCAATATTTATTAACTTTATTATCTAAAGATTATTCCGTTAAATACTTTAGCAATGGAGTTAGTTTTGAAACAGGTAATACATATTATACTCATTATTGTGGATATCTTAAAATGAAAAATATGCCAATGGAAGTTAAAACATTATTATAATCTAATTAAGAGTTCCTTTATGGCAGCTACCTTAGAGGTGAAAGTTCCCCCACATTTTTAAATAAGTGATGGGGGAATTTTAATTTTAACAAAACTTTAACATTTAGGATTTGGAAAACCAAAACTTATTTCGTATATTTACAGAGTAAGATTAAGAAAGATGAAAACAATTAAGACATATAATAAGATAAGGCGGATTAGATAATATTACATTGACTACACTATTATTATTTAATTTACAAAACTTATTATTATGAAACTTAATATAAACAAAATAAAACAAACACCATCACATTTAGAATTCGGATTCTGTCAGTATGGTGAATTAACAAACGAAGTAAAAGACTGGGTAACTTATTGGAACTTTAAAACTCAACAATCTGGTCCGTTTACAAATATTATAATACCAACCAATCAAAATTTATTTGAGTGTTTTGAAACACCAACTCCATATGAGTATGTAGATGGGTTTTCTCCTAACTTGAATAAAGAACTTCATATTGGACATTTTTCCAATTTAGTATTGGCAAACTCATTCCAAAAGTTGGGAGTTGGCAAAAACTTTATTTCCATTCTTGGTGATACTTTGAGTGGTGAAGTTAGTAAGGAACTTGCATTACAAAAGTATAAAGAGTATTGTAAAAACTTTGGTTATGAAATATCAGATATTTATTTCGCATCTGAAATGGAACTCGATGATGATTCATTACTTACAAGTGGTAATGGTGATTACTCTGATACTAAAATATTTGAGATAGGTAATGAAAAGATAGTAGGAATAAAATCAGATAATTCAACTTCTTATTTCTATCAAGATGTTGCCTTGGCACAAAAATTAAACAAATCAACACTTTACTTGACTGGGTTTGAACAAGATAATCATTTCAATTCTCTTAACCAATTATTTCCAAACACCAATCATTTGGGATTAGGATTGGTAATGTTAGATGGTGAGAAGATGTCCTCATCCAAAGGTAATGTTTTATTCTTGGAAGATTTTATCAATCAACTTTTACCGAAATTTAATAACGATATAAAGTTAGTTTACAATATTATCGCAGGTCAAATTCTAAAATCAAAACCCAATCAAATAAAATCAATCAACTTAGATTTAATATCAAATGTAAAACAATCACTTGGGTTATATCTAAGTTATACGTTGGTAAGTATAAAGAGTTGTGATGTTGGTATAACTGATATTATAAATTACCAATCACAGAAATTACAATCTGCACATATAAAATCAATTGAGAATTTAGACCCAAGTATTTTATTTGGAGAACTTCATAATCACGCTAAACAAATTATGAAACTAAAAGAGGAATTGTATATTAAAGGAAACCAAGAAAACACAGAATTATTTTCAAACTTATTATCAGACCTTGAATTCGGTATGAATAATTTGGGAATGTTTTCTGTTAATAAACTTTAACAAAATTTTAACATTTAGGATTTGGTAAACCTGAATAATTGTTGTACATTTACTATGTAATAAAAATGAGAGATATGAATTATAAAGAAAGAGTAAACGAGTTAGTTGTTGGATATGCCAACGGAATGATTACCGATGTTGAGTTGGATGATATGTTAGATTTACTTCCTAATGAAACTGATATTGTAGTAGATAGTAGTGATGATTTTGATTGGGATACTGATATGGAGCATGAACAATATGAGTTAGAGGCTTCACGATACGATTATATATAATAAAATGAGAGATATGATACAAAAGTTAAAAGCTAAATTGTTAACCTACCTTTTTAATGATTGGGTAAGAACTGAAACTGATTTGGAAACTTTAAGATTAACCAACACGTTAATTAAAGAGAGAGAAATTGAAGTAAGTGGTATTAAACCAATTATGGGATTTCGCTCTTACCAATTAGAAGAAAAAAATAACTTAAATAACTTAAATTATAATTAATATGAAAATTAAATTTTTATTATTGTTTGTTTTAACTTTAGTTAGTTGTAGTAAAGATGAAATAATTGATACCATATATGAACCATTGGTTATTGATAATATAACCGAATATTCATATCAGGGTATTGATAATAGTTATTTTAATTCAAATTCGGTAAACAACCGATTACCATATTTGTTTAATGAGTTTGTATGGGATGATTTTTATCCAGAGGATATGGCTATTTTTGATTATAATAACGATGGTCATTTGGATTTTATTTATAATAATACTGATGTTGGTAATTCAATTCAAGGTAATCGAGTTAGAAGATATATCAAATTCTACTTGGGTGATGGTGATGGTAACTTAATTGAAGATTCCAACAATACTAATAAATTTATAGGATTAATCCATGCAAGAAAGAGTATTATTGGAGATTATAATGGTGATGGTTTCTTGGATGTATTCTTTGCCGGAACGGGTCCCGATTCAAATCAACCAAACTATATTCCAAATGAATATCCTATTATATTAATTAATGATACTAATGGGGGATTTAAAGAATTTAGATTAGATAACAATTATGGAGTAGCTGATGGATATTGGCACTCAGTTACATCATCTGATATTGATAATGATGGAAAGCCTGAAGTTATTTTAATTAATCCCAAAGGACCTTGGGGAAATATTTCAAGGATAATAGAATTTGAGGGAGATACGGGTGGACGTTGGAACAATGGATTAGTAATAACTGAATTTGATATAGATATATTAGACGCATATAATAAATTCACTTCAGAATCTATTGATTTAAACAATGATGGTACTATTGAATTAATATTGGGTGGTCATCAGATTAAACACCCAAGTGATAATCTCGATGGTACAGGTTCTTTTGTTTACAACCTAACAACCAAAGAAAAAACATTTATAAAAACCCAAGGAGATTTATTAATTGATATGGTATTTTTTGATATTGATGGTGATGGTGATTTGGATATAATTGGTAGCACAAATAATACATATTTTAATGGGAGAATAGAAATTTTTAGAAATGATAATACATCGTTTACGGATGTTACTGATTTGTATATGGAAGAAAATTTTGATTATGAAAATCATAACATGCAATGGATACAATGGTTATATCTGGGTGATTTTAATGGAGATGGTATCGTTGAGTTACATACATCAAATTTTAGAGATTCTGAAGTCGAACAAGTTACAGATATATGGTGGTTTGAAAATGATAAATTTATTAAAAAAAATTAAAAAATATTTGGTATATCCAAATAAATTTCGTATCTTTACGAAGTAAAAAAGAGATAATATATTATGAGTGAGAAGAAAATAGTTTACATCGATATGGATGGTGTATTGGTTGACTTCGGAGCAGCAATTAAAGATTGGTTTGAGAAACACCCACATTTAGAAGAACGATGGAAAGATATGCCAGACCATATCCAAGGTTTGTTTAGAAACCCACCACCAATGGAGGGTGCAATCGAGGCAGTAAAGAAACTACACGAAAGTGGTAAGTATGAATTATTCATTGCCACTTCTGCTCCTTGGGGTAATGCTGGTTCTGCGATGGATAAAAGATTGTGGATTGAAGACCACTTTGGAAATCTATTTCACAAACGAATGTTCATAACCCACAGAAAAGATTTATTACTTGGTGATTATCTAATTGATGATAGAACCAAGAATGGGGCCGGTGAGTTTAGTGGAGAACTTTTACAATTCGGTGTGAATTGGGAAAACGGTATCGAATCAGAATACCCAAATTGGGATAGTATCTTAGATAGATTATTATAATGGGAGAAAAGTTAAATAGATTATTAGATTGGGTTATCTTAATTGGTGTTATTGCTGCACTTCTTATATTCTCATCGTGTTCTACTGAAGAAATTAATGAAGTATCAATCGTACCAACATTAGAACTCTATGGTAGATTGCCAATGGATTCTAATGGTTATTATCATTTAACTTTAAACCCATACTCCAATCAGACCACTCACAAAATAGCAGGAAGAGTTTTAAATACACTTGAACCCACAAAGGTATCTTGGAAATCTAATATAATTTGGAAAATAAACGGAACAATATTTCATGGAGATGAGGTACCTACCACAAATTTGGCATCGTATCCAAATAAATATGATTCTATTTTTAATATGATTGCGCCCATATATAGTATGAAATTCGATACACTACGGGTAGAATGTAAAGTTAATGAATGGGATATCACACAAACACTTAATATCGTTTTAGATTAATGGAAAACTTTGATTTTATATTTACCCCAATTACCGAAGAAACTTTAGAAAGACAGAAATGGATAAAGATACATGATAAAGAACCGAATGGTGATAAATTTTACTATTGGATTTTACCCTTACCTAAAGATAATCCAGATGATAATTGTCCGGTATTAGTGACCACTGCAAATGATGAATGGGAAGATTATGGAATTAAAAAAGGAGAATATATCGTTGAGATAGATGGGTTTTTTGGATTGGGTGGATGTACCAATGAAGAAGAATTAGAAATTCTATACAGAGCATTAACACGAAAAGAATTAGAATAATTTGGATAATTAAATTATTTTTTGTAACTTTGTAAAATATAAAATATAACATATGAGAAATTACACAGCAGAACAATTACAGCAAAACTATGATAGATTTATAGAAGCTATCAAAAAGGTATTTAGTGGAGAACGATTAGAAAAACTACTCCACATGTATTCTGAAGAAGAATTAGGCCAGGAACTTGCCATGGCGCCTGCGAGTGGGAAGTTAAACTTTCACTCCGCATACGCTGGTGGTTATATAGACCATGTAATGAATGTAGCAAGAAATGCACATAAGATTAAAAAACTATTTGTAGAAGGTGGTGGGATTGTAAATTTTACTGATGAAGAATTATTCTTTGCGGCATTCCATCATGATTTAGGTAAACTTGGTGATGGTAAAGAACCATATTACTTACCACAAACATCAGAGTGGCATCAAAAAAATAAATTAGAGATGTACACTCACAATCCAAAACTACAATATTTTGATGTAACCGATAGAGCCTTTTGGTTATTAAATCAATATGGAATAAAATATACACAAAAAGAACAATTGGGTATTCATATGGCAGATGGGTTGTATAATGAAGCAACTAAGAAGTATTGGATTTCTTACAACGAAGATTTCCAACTTAAAACAGATTTACCTTACATCTTACATTGGGCTGATTGTATGAGTACAAGACAGGAGAATTCGGAATATAGAACTACATCAGGAAAAGATAAACAAGTATCGGAGGCATTCTAACTGACAATTTGTCACCCGATACTGACAAAATTTTGTAAAAACTAATTTGGTATAGATTTGGTAATATAAGATATAAAATGTTTAATAAATTAAAAAGGAAAAAAGATATGTACGGAACATTAACAACTTTTGACAAACTAATCAATGATTTAACAAGAGAACCATTTACAACTCCAACAAGAACTTATGGAACTTTTGAAGCAGAAGTTCTAGAAGATGGAAAACAAAAAGTAACTATCAACACTACTGGTCATAATCCAAAGGATATTAAAGTTGATGTTACTGAAGATGAAATCACAATCAAGGCAAAAAAAGAAGAAGGAACTTCTCGATTTGTAAAAGATATTGATTTAAGTTTGACAGTTGGTACTGATTACGATGGAACTAAATCAGAAGCCAAATTCGAGAATGGTTTATTAATCTTAACCATTGATAAGAAAAACGAAAGAAAATCTAAAACCTTAAAGATTTCCTATTAAATTACTTACTAATTCTTAACTAAGAACCTCTCCTAAAATCCTTGGTACCATAACCATTTGGTACTTCCGAGAATGATATATGGAGGGGTTTTTTTATACACTCATATTTATTACTATACATTAAACAACAAGAAGTTATGAAAGATGTTTACAAACAAAGAGCAGGAGATACGATTGATACACTTACAACAAGAGCAAGAATTGTAAAAGAAATGGTAAGTGGAGAAAGACCTGCAGACCCAAAACAAGCAACAGAATATCTAAACAATATCATTGGTGGGTTAGAAAGGTTACAAGAGTTAATAGACTTGGGATAACACATTATGAAATTTAGAACCCTTTTATTAGGATTATCAGCATTGTTTGTAGCATTTAACGCTGCATTCTTCTCAGTAACAGGTTTATCAAAACTATTTGCTGGTGCTGCAACTTCAGTAATTATTATGGCATCTTCATTGGAGTTCGCCAAATTAATTGTTGCAGGTTATCTATACAACTATTGGGATAACATAAATAAAATTCTAAGAACATATCTAATCATCGGTACCTTGATTTTGGTACTGATTACTTCATTAGGTATCTACGGGTTCTTAACTGCTGCATTTCAAGATACCTTAAATCAATACAACGTATCATCTAAACAAAAAGAATTCTTACAACAAAAAGAAAAGTTTTGGGGTGATGATGTTACAAGATATGATACTGAATTAGAACGAATATCTAATAACATTAGTACATTATCCAATGCTAAAACATCAGGTATACAAGTTAGAGATACGACCTCATCAACTGGATTTAGAAATACGATATCAACTACCGAACTTCGTTTATCTCAAAAAAGAATTGAAGTAGAGGAACAAAACAGAAAAGAGGTTCAAGCAAAACGAGAAGTTGCTGCAGATTCCCTACAATCTATACAATTAAAAATATTAGAGTTAGATACTGATACTGAAGCAAGTTCTGAATTAGGACCTCTCCAATATCTTTCTACTTTATTGGATAAACCAATGACGGATATTATCAATTGGTTTATCTTGATTATCATTTTTGTATTTGACCCACTTGCTGTAACTTTGGTTATTGCATTTAACAATGCAGTTAAAGTAGATAAGGGTGAGAAAGATAAAAAGAAAGTAGTTCAGAAACGAGAACTCTATGGTGAAAGTGATGATAGTGATGAATTATCTGAAGAATCTAATTTATGGGATAATACTCTTAACGATGGTTTAGATGATTTAGAATGGGATGATGAGGAAGATGAACCAAATGAAGCTCTGAGAGAAGCTGCTGAAAAATATAAAGAAGATAAATACAATAAACATTTAGACTTGGATGGAGATGGTATTATTACCGAAGATGAACTATTGGCTGATACTGATGGAGATGGTGTAATTTCTGAAGAAGAAAAACGAGAGTGGTATGAAAATGGTGGTTGGAAATCTCCGTATGAGGGTCGTGCCTATTACTACCACCCATGGTTTGATTGGAGTAAAAAAGAAAGATGGATAAACGATAGAGCTGCAATCAATCATTGGATAAACTTTAGAGGAGGTTCTCGTTCTACGTTAAAGAAATTTCAAGATGAAAACTACCCAGATGATTTTACATCAAAAACTTACTAATAAATTTGGATATTTAAAATAATTTTCGTATATTAGTAGTATAAAATTTAAAACTACAAATTATGAATTTAGGATACGCTTGTATTAACATGACACTTGGTTCTCAAAAACCAAAAGTAACAACCAATCGTTCAATGATTAAAAAAACATTCTTGGAGAAGGGTGTTGAATACGCAGGTGAACTTGGTTTGCAAAACGCGCGAGATTTATTTAAGATACTCCAATGGAATAATCGTAAAGGTATTAAGTTCTTTCGAGTATCATCTGATATGTTTCCATGGGCTTCGGAATATGGAATCGAAAACTCCCCCTACTACAAACGAATAGAAATAGTATTGCAAGCCTGTGGTAACTATGCCAAACAAAATGGTATTCGCGTCAATGCACATCCTGGTCCGTTTAATGTATTGGTATCTCCACGTGAGAATGTGGTAAAAAATACTATTACTGATTTAGAGATTCATGGTAAGATATTCGATATGATGGGATTAGAACGTTCTCCTTACAATAATCTTAACATTCATTGTAATGGTGCGTATGGTGATAAACAATCTGCTATGGATAGATTCTGTACCAACTTTGAAAGATTATCAGACGCAGTTAAATCTCGTTTAACCATTGAGAACGATGATAAATCTTCAATGTATTCAGTAAAAGATTTAATGTATATTCACGAACGTATCGGTATTCCAATCGTCTTTGATTATCATCATCACCAATTTTGTACTGGTGATTTATCTGAACAAGAAGCATTGGAGCTTGCTATGACAACGTGGCCTGAGGGTATTACACCTGAAGTTCATTATTCAGAGAGTAAAGCATTACACGAAGAAAACTCAAAACTAAAACCACAAGCACACTCGGATTATATTAAATCATTACCTAACTTATATGGTAATGTGGTGGATGTGATGGTAGAAGCAAAAGCAAAAGAATTATCAATCCTACCTTTCGTTGGTAAAACGAGATGTGAATATAGTGGGTTGTTGAATGTAGAGAGTTATATATAATTCAAAAAAGATAAATTATGAAATGGCCTCCATCTAAAATTTCTAATAATTACGATTTAAAGTGGTATCCAACCATAGATGGTAATTATAGTAAATTTTGGAATAAGGTTTATAATTATACTAAATTTAAATCCCTATTTGAAATAGGATTTAATGCAGGACACACATCACATCTATTATTAGATATGTATGGGGTTAATATAACTAGCGTTGATAAAGTTGATACTGATTATACACTTGAATGTTCAAGATTACTAAAAGAAAAATATGTAGATAAATTTAATTTTTTACACTCAGAATCAAATAAGATTAATTACAAATTATATAAAAATAAATTTGATTTAATTTTTATCGATGGGTGTCATGAATTTAATTGTGTAGTTAATGATATTTTATTAGCTAGCAAAATGGAAATTAAATATATTGTATTTGATGATACCCAATTTAATACAGTTACCAATGCAATTCATAGTTTTAAAAATAAAATAGCATTTAATAAAATAATAGAATTTAACTATTTGGATTGTTTAAAAAATAATAATAAAATTTCATTATATGAAATAACAAATAATTATCAATTTAACCTTTTATAAATTAATAAATTATGAGTAGAGCAGAAAGATTACAAAAATCAAAAAGAGCAAGAAGTAGAAGAAGTGGTATTAATGCGATAAAAGAAACAATACAAAAAAGAAGATTTTCGGATATGAAAAGACTTCGTAAGAAATACCAAAAGATTAAATCAAGACATCATGATAATAAGTTATAATGGATATACGAAAGTATAAATTGGATTCTGATTTTGAAAAGTTATCATTAGAAGTTGATTATAATGTTACTTTAGATTCACTTGCAATTACCGATAATAAAAATGGAAACATTTCCCCAAGAATACAATCAGATGTTGTTATCCATGGTGGTCTCATTGATGATATCAATAAACAAATAATTGATATAATAAAAAAAGATATTTACAAAACAAATGAATTAATTTACACTTTTAAAAATTGGGTTTACATTGTAGATAAAGATTCCCCTGAAGGAATTGATTATCATAATCATTTACGTATGAATAATTTAAATACGATAGGAGAATGGACATACGTATATTATGTTAGTATGCCAAATAATTTAAAACAGGATGATGGTTATATCTACTTTAAAGATGATAATGAAACCATCTCAATGTTACCGGAGGTTGGGGATTTATTGATATTTCCATCTGATTTAAAACATTTACCAAAGGTGAACCCAACATCAACTATTAATCGTAGGGTTATTGGTGGGATTATTTCATCGGTATCATATAAGACTAAAAAAACATTATTGTAAAATGGCCAATATAAACGAAACTCCACCAACAATAGTGGTTCACAAAGGCCCGAGAAAAAACTCTAAAATTCAATTAGATATATTTACTAACATACGAGTTGATGATATCATCGATGGTAATAAAAGAAAACCACCAATACCACATGAAAACGAAATTCTTGATATTGGTGTTGGTAATTCTTTCAAAGAAAAATTTGAAAAAAAGTATAAACTCAAATGAAGGTTTTAATAATATCATTACCACGAACAGGTTCTACATCACTTTTGAATGATATATCATTGAAAAGGAATTTAAAAAAGTATGATGAGCCATTTTCATTTGAAAAAAATCATACTGATTATAATTGGTTAGATAATGATGATGATTATATTGTTAAATCATTAATAGGGCAACCAAGGGTAAGTGATATTATAGAATTTTATGTAAAATATTCTAAGAAATTTGATGAAATAATATTATTAAGTAGGAGAGATTTATTAGAATGTGCAAAAAGTTACGCATTTCTACAATGGAATTTATCAAATGGAATTTCAAAACATGATAAATATATATGGGAATCAACTCCTAATTTAAATGAAGTATATAATACTATATTAAATTTAAATTCTAATTTGAAAAAGTTGAGTTTGGTACTTAATATAGATATAATTTACTATGAAGATATATACGATGTGGATTCCGATGATAGATTTAGAAGTTTATCTAAAAAAAATAATATAATTTGAAGTTACGTGAAAACCAAGTAGAGCCGGTGGCAATCGGTGTAGAGTTCTTTAGAACTAAAAAGATGAAACCATCGATTATCGTTGCCCCAACGGCTTTCGGTAAATCGATTGTTATCGCTGCTATTGCTAAAGAACTTGGTGAAAAACTTCTTGTCTTACAACCTTCCAAAGAATTATTAGAACAAAACTATGATAAGTTTATCACTCTTGGTGGTGAAGCTTCGATTTATTCTGCTTCTATGGGAAGTAAAGAACTTGGTGATGTTACCTATGCAACCATTGGTTCTATCATTAAGATAGCGAGTAAATTTAGAGAGATGGGGGTAACTAAAATCATTATTGATGAATGTGATAGATACCCACGTGCTAAATCAGGACAACTAAGGAGATTCGTTGATGGAATGAAAGCAACCCACGTTCTTGGATTAACTGCAACTCCTTTAAAGTTACAAACCAATATGGGAGATGCTGGTCCTTTCTCGAAGTTGGTAATGTTAACCAATCGAAGTAAACATGGAATGTTCTTTAAGTTTATTCTACATGTTTCACAGATTCAAGATATTGTCAAGTTAGGATATTGGACACCACTTGTTTATCAATCTTATGATTTTGATACTGGTGCTCTTGTTTATAATTCAAGTGGTGCTGAATATACCAATGATTCAATTGCTCGTTCTTATGAAAACCAAAACATTGGTAATAAAATTGTAAAGAAAGTTGCCGAATTAGTTGATAGAAAATCTATCTTAGTTGCGGTACCAACGATAGAACAGGCTACCCAACTTGCTGGCAGAATTCCAAATGCTGAAGTAGTTCATGGTGGTACTTCTAAAGATGAACGAAGAAGAATCATAGAAGATTTCCGTTCTCAGAAAACACGAGTTATCGTACAAGTGAACGTACTAACGGTTGGATTCGATTATCCAGAATTGGATTGTTTGATTACAGGAAGACCCACTGCCTCTATTTCTTGGTGGTATCAGTTTGTTGGTAGAGGAACTCGTATCCACGAGAACAAGAAAGATTGTTTGGTGGTAGATTTCGTGGGTTCGGTAGAAAAGTTCGGAAAAGTAGAAGAACTTTATTACAAGCAAGATGGTGATGAAAATTGGGAACTTTATGGAGAGAATAAAAAACAGATTACTGGTATTCCAATGCACGAAATTGGTGTTCACTTAGAAGGAGGTATAAATCTTTCAGAAAAGAAAAACGAAGATGGTGATATAGAAAAAGTTTATATGACCTTTGGCAAATACTCGGGCAAACCAGTTGCATCAATACCACCTTATTATAGAAAGTGGTTATTGGATAATATAACTTGGGGTCCGTGGAATATAAAAATAAAAAATGAAATACTGAGGTTAGATAATTTAAAATGAGTTTAAAGGGTAAGAAATATTTTAAAGATACATTTTGTATTGCACCATGGACAGAAATTCATTTTGGTGTTAGTAAAGAAGTAATGCCATGTTGTACTTACACACGATATAATCCATTTGGTAATCTAAATGATGGTACTATTGAAGAAATATATAATTCCGAAAATGCTAAATTATTAAGATATAAATTATTTAATGGTGAAAAAGCAAAAGAGTGTGGTTCCTGTTGGAAGCAAGAAAAAATATCAAAGAATGAAAGTTATAGGCAATTTCATAATGAATTCTATGGTAAATATATTGATAAAGTTTTAGAAAATACTAATGAAGATTTTTCACTAAAATCAATTGAACCAAAAAGGTTAGATATTAGATTTGATAATAAATGTAATTTAAAATGTAGAATATGTAATTCTACATTTTCAACATCTTGGTATTCTGATGAAGTTAAGTTGGGTATTAAGCCAAAAGAAAAGGTTGATGTTTATAAAGAATCCATATCTGCTGAAACGATGATGTTTATTGTAGATTCTATTCCACATGTTGATGAAATATTTTTTGCAGGGGGAGAACCACTCATGCAAGATAATCATTATAAGATTTTAGAAGCTGCGATAGAAATGGGATATAGTAAAAATATACGATTAACATATAATACAAATTTTTCATCATTAAATTATAAAAATAAAGATATTATTTCATTATGGAAAAACTTTCAGTTTGTAAACATTGGAGCAAGCTTAGACGCATCATATAAGCAAGGAGAATATCAACGAAAAAATATAGTATGGAAAGATGTAGTTAATAATAGAAAAAAACTACTAAAAGAAATGCCAGATGTGAATTTTGAAATAATACCAACAATTGGTATTTTAAATGTTTACAATATATTGGAATTTCATAGAGAATGGGTTACTAAGAAATTTATATTACCAAATGATATAAAGATAAATTTATTAACAGAACCACATGCATATGATATACGTAATTTACCTAAGCACCATAAAGATAGATTAACTAAATTATATAATGAACATATATCTTGGTTAGAAACTCTGAAAAGTTCTGCATTATCTATTAATGAATTTAAAAAAGTAATAAAATATCTAAAGGAAGATGGTGATACAGAAAAATTAAAAGAATTTATTGATTATAATGTTAAATTGGATAAAATCAGAGAAGAATCTTTTTTTGATATATACCCTGAATTTAGTGATTTGGAGTGGTATTTAAAATATCAAACTTTAAAAGATGATGTTGGTGATAAAGCAATAGAAACAATTGGTGCACAAAAAGAGCATATTAAAAAACAACAAGAGTATATAATCGAGGTTGAAATAGAACGAGATAAGTTAAATAAAAAATTAGCTGAAAAGGATTCATTTATATCCAAGACATTACACGAAACAGGATACGTTAAGGAACTTGAATTAATCAGAGATGAATTAAATAAAAAATTAGCTGAAAAGGATTCATTTATATCCAAGACATTACATCAAACCGCATACGTTGCTGAATTAGAATTATTACGTGATGAGTTAAATAAAAAATTGGCAGAAAAAGATTCATTTATAAATAAAGCTCTAATAGATACTAATTATGCAACTGAAGTTAAAACTTTAAGAGAATATATTAATCAAATTAAAAAAATAGATGATTCTAATTTAGATACTTTTTTTGAAAAAATTGAAACAATATCAAAAAGATTAACCGATAATATTAAACGTGTTAATAAAGAACATGGTTATAAAAGCTTAATGTAAGTATATGGTTGGATATGATACTTTATCTTTTTGTAAATCGAATCGTAAAGATATAATTGATATATCTAAGCTATGTTTTAATAAAAATTATAATTTACCTATACGTTATTTTAATAAGACACACATATATGATGATTTGGATTTTATTAAAAACGTTATTAAGAATATAATTTCAGAATATAAAAATTATGATTTTTGGTGGTTTGAACATGCTGAATCTGCGAAAATAAAAACCCAAAGTATTTTTTTTAAAAAAGTTATAGTAGATGCATTCAAAGAATTAAATAAATCAGACCAATTGTATTTTGTTGATAACGATTTATATCCAACTAAATATAAAGAAGATGGTTTTAAATTTCACTCATATCCCATGATGTTTGGATATACGAGTATCCATCCCAAGACCATAAAACCAAGAAAATTTAAAAAAAAGTTTATTTGTCTAAATCGAGTGGATAAGCCACATAGACGAGATATGTTTGATTTTTTAATTAAAAATTATAAAAATGATTCATATTTATCATTTGCTCCAGAAGAACCAACCAATGAAAGACACTTAGTATTGGATGATTTACAAATACCGTTTTATAAAACTTTATTTGCTCGAGGATTTGTATCACCTCATCAAACTAAATCATTTTGTAATATTGTAACCGAAACAACTACTTATAATAAATCTATTCATATAACAGAAAAAACAGATAAATGTTTTACAGCGGGTCAACCATTTATATTAGTATCTGGGCCAAATTATTTAAAAACGTTACATAATTATGGTTTTAAAACATTTAATAAGTGGTGGGATGAAAGTTATGACTTGGAAAGTGATTATAAAAAACGAATTAAATTAATTAAAAAAAATATAGATTATATATCATCGTTATCCATACAAGAATTAGAAAACATTTATATAGAGATGATACCAACATTACTTCACAATCAAACATTATGTAAGAAATATGCACAAGATGGTATATATAATCTTGAGTATTGGGAGTTTGTTGATATGGATAATGAAATTATAAGTAAAACTAATATAATATAAAATAAAAGTTATGATAAGAACAGCAGAATGTGTATCTCCGATGCATCCAGATAAAATGTGTGATAGAATTTCAGACACACTATTAGATTTATATTTAAAACAAGACCCAAATTCACGAGTGGCAATTGAAACCGCTGGTGGTAATGGTATGGTTTATATTACAGGGGAGGTTACTTCAACTGCAATTATATCGAAAGAACAAATCACTAATGTGGTAAGAACTATTACTACTGATGATAACATCACGGTTATGATTAATCTCAACACTCAATCACCTGAAATTTCTCAAGGAGTTGATACTGGTGGTGCAGGTGACCAAGGGATTATGACTGGTTATGCTTGTAGAGAGAATGACCAATACCTTCCACAAGAATACTTCCTTGCAAGAGAACTCAATAAGTTCATCTTTGAGAAGTTTCCATTTGATGGTAAAACGCAAATCACTTTGGATAGAAATCGTACAAGAGTGGTTGCATCATTTCAAAATGCAAAGAACACCGAACTTTATACTTTGGTAAATGAGTTCTTTAACCAATACCCACAATACACTTTAGAACAAATCCATGTGAATCCAGCCGGGGATTGGAACATTGGTGGTTTTACTGCTGATGCCGGTTTAACAGGTAGAAAACTAGCGGTTGATAATTACGGTCCTCGTATTCCAATTGGTGGGGGTGCGTTTAGTGGTAAAGATTCTACCAAAGTTGATAGAAGTGCAGCATATATGGCTCGTAGAGTTGCAGTAGATATCTTGGAACAAAATTCAGAGGCACAAGAGGTATTTGTTCAACTTGCATATGCTATTGGATACGATGAACCATTACAAGCAACTGCAGTGATTGATGGGAAAGAAACCAAGATACATGGGTATGACCTTTCACCACAGGGTATTATTGATTTCTTAGGATTGAGAGAACCAATCTTTGCTGACACTGCTAAGTTTGGTCATATGGGTTGTGGATTTTCTTGGAAATAATTTGGTAAATCCAAAAATATTTCGTATCTTTACATTATAAAACAAATACAATATGAAGAAGTATAAAGTTATATTATTATCGGGTGGGTTTGACCCTGTCCATCGAGGACACATTGAATGTATTAATCAAGCCAAAGAACTTGCTGATGAAGTTTGGGTTGGATTAAATAATGATAGATGGTTAAAACAGAAAAAAGGTAAATCATTTATGGATGAAAAAGAAAGAGCCTTCGTCATGTCTAATCTTAAAAATGTTGATTGGGTTTATATTATGAATCCAAAACAATATGATGATACCACTGCAATTGATTTTATCGAAAAGGCAAGATACAAATACATTAAAGAAAATGGTGATTTACCAAAAGGTGTAATGGCATTTGGTAATGGTGGTGATAGAACCGAAACTACTACTCCAGAAAATGATGTATGTGAAGGTTTTGGAATAGATTCAGTATGGGGACTTGGTGATAAAGTTCAATCATCATCTTGGTTATTAGAAAAATATTTAAATATTGCAGAATAAGATGGATATAGAAAAATTAGTAAAAGAGTATCCAAATGATATGGAACTCGGTAGTAAAATCAGAGAAATTTATTTACAAAATAAAAACAACTTTGATAAGTTAAAAGAAGAAATGAAAGATGCGAAGATTTACGAATCACCTGATGGTGGTAAGACTGTTTATGTTCGTGGTTGGGGTGAAGATACTTCAACAAGAAAATTAGTTACAAACCAATTAGAATTATTCGATGAAGTTAATTAAAGACCCAAACAAGTTAAGAACACCATTGGTAAATAAACCGATGACACAAGAGGAGATAGATGATATCTCTACAAAATTATTAGATAGTTTAGCAAAACATGGTGGTATTGGGTTATCGGCAAATCAGATTGGTTTAGATGTTCGTGCATGTGTTATTAATGTAAAAGAACCATTGGTTCTAATCAACCCAGTTGTAACTGAAGTTTCTAAAGAAACGGTTGCGTATGTAGAACAATGTTTATCATTAGATAAAACTATTAAGAAACCTGTTAAGACAGTAAGGCATAAATCATTTACAGTTGAGTGTGATAACTTAGGAACTGTAATCTTCTCACCTGATTCAAACGAATGGAAGGATTCTAACGAGTTCTTTTCTGATGAAGGGTTATTGGAAACAGTTTGTGCTCAACACGAGATAGACCACCTTAATGGGATTCTAATCACCGATAAAGTTAGAAGATATACAACCACCGTTACTGCCCCTAAAAAATATGGTAGAAACGAACGAGTAATGGTAAAATTACCTGATGGTAAAACTGAATTTATGAAGTACAAGAAGGCTGAATCTCTTCTTGCAATTGGATGTGAAATCTTATAAATAAACGAAAAGATGGGAAAACTTATATTTAAATATACCGATGATGATATGATTGAGTTCAATCGTGAGGCTTCACAAATAGAATTAACAGTACCTGATGATATGGATATCAACGAGTACAAGGTTATGTGTGTTAGATTAGCTTCGGCTATGGGTTATAGTGAAAATTCCATAAATCGTGGGTTTGGTGATTTAGTATTTGGAGATGAAGATAAGAACACACTAAAAGATTTATTAGATGAGCTCAGTATCAAACGAGATAATTAGAGATTTAGCAAAACAAGTATTACAACAAGGTGCTATTATAGATGCCTTATGTGATGTTTTGGTGGAAAAAAATGTAATTAGTGATGAAGAACTTAACGAGTTCATTGATAATTATGTTTTAGACCAAGAAAAGTATATAGAAGAAATAAAAGAACAACAAAAATCTGAATTAGATTTAGGGTCATTATACTTTGGGCCCATAGGAGAATGTTAGAAATCTGAAGAAACATTTGGTTATGTAAGAATTATTTCGTATCTTTGTTACGAAGTATTATCGAGGAACTATTCACATGAGACACTTTTTTTTATCATTCATTGTTACCATTTCACTATGTCTAATGGCTTTTAAAGCCCATGAGATAGTTTTAGAATGGCAAGAACCAATAGAAACAATAGAACCAATTTCAATTAAAGTTATAGAACCTAAAGTAGAGGTTCCTAAAGTTGAAATTAATTTAAAGAACCATACTACTTTTTTAAGTAAACTTGGAAATTTTGAAAGTGGAAACAATTACTCTAAAGTAAATCGTTGGGGATATATGGGAAGATATCAATTTCATATATCTACTTTAAAGGCTATTGGTATTAAGACTACTAAGAAAAAGTTTTTAAATTCGCCCACTTTACAAGAAGAAGCTATGACTAAATTGTTAACTTCTAATAAAAGAACACTTCGAAGATTTATTAAAAAATATAATAATAAATCTCTACATGGAATTTATGTTACAGAAAGTGGTGTACTTGCAGCTGCACATCTTGGTGGAGCTGGTAATGTGATTAAGTGGTTTAGAAAGGGAGAAGTTTTCAAAGATGGAAATGGAACACCGATTACCAAATATATGAGATTATTCTCAGGTTACGAATTAAATTTAGAATAATATGGATTACATTTTAATTGGATTGATTGCATCAGGTGTAGTTAATTTAGTATTCCTTATAGGGGTTCGGAATCTATTAAGACAGAACGAACAACTTGAGGATAGATTAGTTGGGACTATTAAAGATACCCAATCTAAAGTATTAACTGCTCTTGAGAAAATGCAAGAAATTGATACAAGACAAGCTTTCGAAAAAGATGATGAGGTTGGTGAAACCTTTTCACAACTTAAAAAAGTAGTAGAAGATTTAAACGAATCATTATAATAATGGCTAAAAAGAGAAGAAAAAAATCCAAAATTTATTTTGGTACACCTGCACAAGAAGCGATAGTAGAGTATAACAATTGTAAAGACCCTAAGAAACGTTCTAAGATTTACGCAGAACGTATTAAGTACCCTTTTGAAAAATTAGCAGAGAATGTAATTAATACATTTAAGTTTTCTTATTTTGATGTTCCTAAAAAAGATATGCAAACCGAAGTAGTTTCTACTATGGTAGAAAAGATGCATATGTTCCAAGAAGGAAAGGGTAGAGCTTTCTCATACTTTACTATCATTGCTAAGAACCATTTAATTTTAGCTAACAATGGTAATTACAAAAGATGGAAACAAAATGCTTTGATTTCTGAGATGCCTGAAACTTGGAATCCTGAAAATGATTTTGATGATACTACTGAGGCAGGTGAGTTTAAGGAATTCAAATATATTATGTTGGATTATTGGGATAGAAATTTAAATTCTATCTTTACCAAAAAACGTGATTTACAAATTGCAGATGCAATCTTAGAATTGTTTCGTAGAAGTGAACATATTGAAAACTTCAATAAAAAACATCTTTATCTTTTGGTAAGAGAAATGACAGATTGTAAGACTCATTACATTACAAAAGTTGTTAATACCATGAAACAACACCAAAAGATAATGTTAAATGATTATTTAGAACATGGTGAGTTTAGAGAACCAAAAAAGAAAGAATTTTGGCAAGCGCCTACTCAAGATGATTACCAAGATTCAAATCCATATATAGATGAGGATTTTTTATAAAATATTCTAATTATAATAATACTTTTAATTTTTATTGGAAAGTATATTTATACATAAATACAAAAAATATCAATGAGTTATATATTAGGAATTAGTTGTGGATACCATGATTCAGCCGCAGCCTTATTAAAAGATGGAAAAGTGTTGGGTGCTTGTGAAGAAGAAAGATTCACGGGTATCAAACACGATTCATCCTTCCCTACTAATACTATTAATTGGTTAAAGAAAAAATTTAACGTTGATGGTAGAGAAATTACCGATGTTTGTTTTTACGATAATCCAAAAATTAAATTAGATAGAATTGAACAATCAACTAAACGAGGACCTAAATCTGAGAAAGAACATCGTTTAGAAATCATCCAACGTAATAAAGAAAAGTTCGAAGAAATCGAACAACAGATACTTGAAATCACACATCCTTATGTAGATATTGAGTATGGAGACCATCATTTATCTCACGTTGCATATTCTTACTTTACATCTCCATTCCAAAAGTCCTCTATTCTTTCGGTAGATGGTGTAGGGGAGTGGGAAACAACTTCTCTATATTATGGAGAAGGAAATAAATTATTCCCTCTACAATCGATTAATTTCCCTCATTCATTGGGGATGTTATATTCTGCCTTTACTGCTTTTCTTGGATTTAAACCTAATGAAGGTGAGTATAAGGTAATGGGATTGGCTCCGTATGGAAATCACGAAACCTATTTAAAACAATTTCAGAAACTTTACAAAACTACTAAAGATGGTGGATTTGAATTGGATATGAAATATTTTACTTATGATTGGTCAGATGACCACATGTTTAATGAGAAGTTGAGTTCTTTGTTGGGATTACCAAATAGATTTCCCGAAGAAGAACTTACTCAAGACCATAAAGATTTAGCGGCAACCTTACAACACGAATATGAGTTTTTGTTATTTCGTTTAATTGATAAGTTATATGTTACTCGTTCAACTACTAACTTATGTTTAAGTGGGGGATGTGCATACAACGGAACTGCTAATGGGAAAATCTTAGAGAAATCTTTATACAAACAATTATGGATTCCATCTGCACCATCTGATGCAGGTTCTGCTATTGGTTGTGCGTTAGAATTCTTTTATAGAACCAACCCAGATTCACCAAGAATTGATAATACTAATCCTTACTTAGGTCCTTCTTATTCAAGAGAAGAAATGGAAGAAGTTTTAATTTCAATGAAGAGTGAAGTATATTACCAACATAAAATAGATTCAGAACTTATACCAATTATATCCAAACAAATTACTGAAGGTAATGTGGTGGGTTGGTTCGAGGGTCCTATGGAATTTGGTTCGCGAGCATTAGGTAATCGTTCGATACTTGCAAATCCATGTGACCCACAAATGAAGGCAAGAGTAAATCGAGTAATTAAAAAACGTGAAGGGTTCAGACCATTCGCTCCAATGGTAAAGTTAGAAGAACAAACTCGTTACTTCCATTACGATAAAGTAGTTCCTTATATGAACCAAGTGGTAAAGGTAAAAGAAGAACATCAAAAGTATCTTCCTGCAATTACTCACATTGATGGTTCTGCAAGAATACAATCAGTATCCAACAATCACCACAGAAGAATGTATAAGTTATTACAACAACTCGAAAAGGATAATGGGTATCCAATGGTTTTAAATACTTCATTCAATCTAAAAGACCAGACAATGGTGTTAGACCCTTTAACGGCAATCAAAACTTTCTTAGATTGTGAAATGGATACATTGGTTCTTGGTAACTTTATTGTAAAGAAGAAAATATTTTAACTTAACATTCCCTTAACATTATTTAACGTTTTCTTAACATTCCCATATTTATAATAAAGAGGAATATATTATGAGAAAACTTAGTACACTATTACTTCTCCTCTTTACAACAATTGCATTCTCACAAGAGGTAGAGGTAATCAAAGAAAAAATTAAAGTAAACGATGGTATCCAAAAAGGTACCTTAATTTACAATGGAACCAAATATGTACAAGATGGTATTTGGAAATCTGATTATGCAAAGGCAGAGTATAACATGGGAACCTTGGTTTGGATTCAACTGAAGAATGGCGAACGATATACTTATAATCAAATCAGGATGGAACAACTCCGAAGAAAGGTACAACGTTTAGAAACACGTTTGGCATCCAATAATAAATAATCGTAGACTAAAGTGATTATTCCAAAACCCTCCCATTATGGAGGGTTTTTTGTTTTACTATATTTATATACAACATAATATAGTAAAATCATGAGTACAGATTTTGAATTATTTCCTGGAAAGAACCTTGGTGGTTTGTTTAAGGATATATATGATAACCAACAAACTAAGAAACTTAGAATATCAGAACTGATTGCTGAGATGAGAAAACTTATCCGTCATTCAGGTGATATGGCAGTGATGGGTCCTATTATAAAAGATTTAATTGATTCATCGGTTCGTAACGATGATTCATTAATTAAGATGGCAGCAATTGCCCAACGAATCATTGGTGCCCAACACAAAGCAGAAGGAGATGTTGGATTCTTATCCGATGAAGAAAAAGAACAACTTTTACAACAATTAGAAAATACTGTCAATGAAGTTGCAGATGAACAAGATTTAAAAGTTGATTCACTTACTAACGAAATTGAAGAACTAAAACAAAGAGTAGGTAAAGGTAATGGCGGGAAGTAGAGAATCACAATCAAAGAATAATAGATTCGGTGGCTCACCCGGCCAATGGACTACCGCTATTGTAGACCATGTGGTTTTAGATGATAAAGACCCAAGGATTGCTGAATTTGAAAATGTATCAGATGATGTTGAATCAATTGATACCGATTTAGTAGGCTGTATCTTCATAAGAGAAACCACAGATTTAGTTTCCAACAATAAACAGTTTCCCATTGCAAGGCCATTCAATGATTCGGTTGGTATTCCTATACGAGGAGAAACTGTTAGAATATTAAAAGATGGTAGTAATCGATTTTATGATAGAATTCATTCTGCTGATATTAATAAAGGAAATGCAATAGAGGATGCCGATATTTCATTATATGGTAAATCAGAAAAACCATCTGAAAGTAAATCAAAGGATTATTCGGAATCATCTCAAACTTCCATACCAAAAAAATCCTCTGATGGAAATGAACCAACCGATAGGAAGCAACTTCTTGGTGATTATTTTGGTCCCACTCAAATAAATAAATTAAAATTATATGAGGGAGATAAAATAATAGAATCTCGATTTGGTCAATCTATTAGATTTTCTGCATATAATAATGGTACTAAAGATGATACTGAATTTTCTCCAACTATTGTTATAAGAAATAGACAGAATGATGAATCTATTGAAAAATTAAAAAAGAGGTCTTTAACCGAAGAAGATGTAAACAAAGATGGTTCTACTATTGTATTATCTTCTAACAATTACAAATTAGGTTTTTTGCCCGGAACCATTGATGATGGTGGTTCAACTGATTTTAAAACCAAACCAATTAATGCCGAAACCGATGAACCAGAAGGATTAGACCAAGTTTTAATAAATTCGGGCCGTATTACCATATCATCCAAAACAGATAAGATGTTATTCTTTTCTAAAGGAGATTATGGATTTATCTCTGATGGTAAGTTTACAATAGATAATGGAAATGGTGGCGCGGATTTAGATTTTGGTGGTGATGTTAATATTACAACTGATAGAAATAGCGGAAATGTTTTTATCAATACTGGTAATGGTAACATACTTTTAAATACCACAGAAAAAACCGAACCATTGGTAAGAGGACAACAATTAGTGGATGTTCTAAATGATTTAATTGATGAGATAAAAAAACAAGTATTTAATACCCCAGCAGGACCATCGGCAGTTGGACCAACTAATATATCTCAATTTGATGAAATACAATCAAGATTAGAAGATATTAAATCTACACTAAACTTCACAGAATAAATCATGTCTTGGGATATCTTTAAAAATATAATGAAATCCTATATGGATAATCCCAATGGAGTTAAATCCAAAGAAGATTTTGCTAAACAATTCACTACTGCATACGATACTGCAATGAAACCTGGTAGTGTTACTACACGGGGAATTTTTGGATTACCACTTCCACTTATTAAAGGTAATACTGAAGTGATGGAAAAATTAATGATATCAGCATGTTCAATTGCGTTAACTAAATCCGAAACGGGCAAACATAAGTGGTTAAAGAGCATCGGTCAGGCTATTATTGGTTATTGGAGTGGTGCCCAACTAGCACAGATACCACCACAAATACCAGCAGTAGGTTCGTTCCTTAATATAGCATTAACAGGTGGTATAGTTTCTAATCCAGGTAAATGGCCGGAAACTCCACCCGAACAACCAACCGATTCTGCTGGTAATTTTTTAGATTTATTTATTCTATATGCACAAATACATTTAACAACAATACAATTTAGTTGTACAACCATTTCTTTATATACAGGGTTTCCTCTTATTCCACCCTTATCGGGATTCATTTCACTAACTGGATACACATTAACTCCGGCTAGTCCATCAACATCTCCACCAATTCAAGAACCTGGTGTATTTGCTAAAGTTGTTGAAAAAATTAAAAATGTTTTTGAACAAGATGATTCAATGAGTTCAGAACAAATCGAATCAGCTAAAATAGAAGTAGAAGAAGCAAAAATTGTATTAGAAGATACAACGTTACCACCCATTGGTAAATCTTCTGCCAGAGAATATGTAGGACTAAAAGAAAAAGAAATATCAAGTGGAAAGGTTAACGCTTTAACTGTTAATTTAACAGAAGAAGAATTACAGTCTATCGAAGATGAAACACCAGATGAATATAAATGTGAAATTGGTACTAAGATAGTGGCAATTGCTAAAAGGGATATTGGAATTTTAGAAACAGGTACTCCACCTGGTCTAAACTATGGGGGATTTCCAGGCGGTGTTCAGAATAACAGACGAGGTAGAATTGATGATATGTTTGATAATGTTGGCTTAGATAATCAAGCTAAAGTTAGAAAAGATGGTAGTGGATATTATTGGTGTGCAGCCGCTGTTTCAACTTGGTGGCAAGAGGCCGGATTAAAAACTCCAAGTGGTGGTGCAAGTTGTGATAATTGGATGGCATGGGGTAAGAGTAATGGTAAGTGGTCAAGTAAGCCAAAGATAGGAGCAGCAGTTTTATATGGTTCACCATCAGATGCACATCACATTGGAATTGTGGCAGGAGTTACACCCGATGGTATTGTAACCACTATTGAGGGAAACACAAGTGGTGGTGGGTTTAGTAGAAATGGATGTGGTGTATTTCAAAAAGTACCCAAAAAGTATTTGGGATTTGTTCTACCAGATGGGTGTGAATAACCATAAACTTAACGAGAATATATTTATACTAAGATAATAACAAATAATTAAAAATGGATTCAAAAAAATTAGCAAAACTAATTAAAGTAATCGTAGAAGCTGAAGTTGCTAAAAGACAAGAGCAATTTCTTTCTAAAACCTTCCCTAAAATATTAGAGGAAGAGGTAAATCGTAGAGTCAAAAAGGCTCTAAAAGAGGTGAAGGGAGGTGTGTCCGCTTCCTCCGCGAATGTTGTGGAAGAAGTAGACCCATTTGAAGCTGCCAATAATGTATTACAACAAGAAAGAACACAAGTTCAAGAACAAAAACAATTTACTAAGAACCCAGTTCTTAATAATATCTTAAACCAAACCCAACCTTTTAGTTCAGCACAACGAAATGGTGGTCAAGTTGGTGGGAGTAATAAATCAGTATTAGATGGATTACCACAACAAGCACCGATTCAAGAAAATACACACATACCATCCTATATGGATGCAGAACCAGATATTGAACAAACCATTAATATGGATTCTTCATTAGGAGCTGGTGGAAGTGGTGCTATGAGAGCTCAAATGGCTCAAAAAATGGGATATGGTAACATGGGGGGAGTTGGAGTTAAAAAAACAGGATTAGGAGTTCAGACAGGATTACCTGGTTTAGATAGAATATTAAATAGAGATAATTCAGAACTTGTAAAAAAGTTTAAGATATAGGGAGATTATAAGTGGCTTACGTAATTGGTAGAAAAGTAATTAAAGATACTGAAACAGAATTTGATTCTGTTGCTTATGGTATTACCTCACCAACAAAAAGAGGGAATGTTATGTTTGAACAAACATTTACATCTCTTGATGCGGCAAAAGCTAATTTAAGAAATCTACTTTTAACAAAAAGAGGTGAACGCGTAATGCAACCACAATTTGGAACAGGACTTCACTCACTATTGTTTGAACCAATGGATAACGCATTTGAACAAAAGTTACAAGAAATGATTACTAACTCTGTAAGTTTTTGGTTACCATATATTACAGTTGAAAATATTGAAGTTGATATGAGCGATGAAATGAAAGATAGACATACCGCTGGTATGAAAATTGAATTCACCGTTGGTAATAATATAGAAACACAAGAACTAACATTTACAGTACAGGGATAATATAATGACACTTAACACCACAAATAAAAAAAATAGAGGTAGAGATATAAAATATCTCAATAAAGATTTTGGACAATTTAGACAAAATCTAATCGAGTACGCTAAAACATATTTCCCACAAACCTATACTGATTTTAATGAATCATCACCAGGTATGATGTTCATTGAAATGGCATCTTACTTAGGAGATGTTCTTGGATATTATATTGATGATACTTTAAAGGAATCCCTAATAACAACAGCAGAGGATTCTGAGAGTGTTATTGAACTGGCAAATGTACTTGGATACAAACCTAAAGTAACTTCACCTGCATTAACTAGATTATCGGTATTCCAACTAGTACCAAGTAAAAGAAGGTCAAGTGGTACTGGTGATAATTTTGAACCGGATGAGAATTTTTATTTAAGATTAAAAGAAGGATTGGGTGTTGAATCGAATAATGGAGTACAATTTAGAACAACAGATATTGTAGATTTTTCTGATTCAAATGATAGAGAAATTACTATTTATGAAAGAGATTCTCTCACAAATTATCCATCATTATATTTAGTAAAAAAATATGTTAATTGTATTTCTGCGGAATTAAAAACCCAAACACAATCATTTGGTACTTCTCAAGAATTTTCTCAAATAAATATCTCTGATACAAACGTTATTGATATTTATGATGTTCGTGATTCAAGTGGTAATAAGTGGTATGAAGTTCCGTATCTTGCACAAGATATGGTTTATGTAGATTATCCAAATACAGAACAATTTGATAAAGATTTATCACAATTCAAAAATTCAGTTCCAAGTATTTTAAAATTAGTTAAAACATCTCGTAGATTTGTTAGAAAAATAAATACCGATGGAACCACTTCATTGATATTTGGTGGTGGTGAAAATAGTAATGATGAAACTCTAATACCTAATTTAAAAAATGTAGGTCTTGGATTAAATTCTTCTATTAATAAATTAGGGGCATCATTCGACCCTGCTAACTTTTTGAAAACAAATTCATATGGACAATCCCCATCTAATACAACACTAACAGTTTCTTATTTAGTTGGTGGTGGTATATCTTCAAATGTATCAAAAAATAATTTAACAAGAATATCATCTATTTCATTTGATGAAGATATAACTACGTTTGACCAAGATTTAATACCTTTATATAATTTTTGTAAATCATCGATTGCAGTTGATAATGAAGAACCCGCTGTTGGTGGTCGTGGTATAGAAACTTTAGAAGAAATTAGACAAAATGCACTTGCAAACTTTGGTTCTCAAAACAGAGCAGTAACTCGTAAAGATTATCAAGTAAGAGCATTATCTTTACCGGCGAAATATGGTGGGATTGCAAAAGTATATTGTGCACCTGATGGTGAATTGGATAATAATTCTCCTGCATCTATTTTATCAAATCCAAATTCGTTACAAGAATTTACTGATTTGGTAACCTCTTTAAAAGAAAAAGATTTATCAGAACAAGAAATTAAAAACGAAGTAAATACTTTCTTAATTGGCAAACAAACCAATTCAAAAGAAAAGAACAATCCTTTTGCAATTAACTTATACGTGTTAGGATATGATTCAAATAAAAATTTAAATTTATTAAATAGGGCAGTTAAAGAAAATCTAAAAACGTATTTAAGTGAATACAGATTATTAACCGATGGTGTAAACATATTAAATGGGTTTATTATCAACGTTGGTGTTGATTTTGAAATAAGAGTATATGGTGGGTATAATAAACAAGAAGTTCTTGTTAAGTGTATAACAGAAATAAAAAATTACTTAAACATCGATGATTGGACTTTTAACATGCCAATAAACATTTCTGAATTAGAATTGATTATTGCAGGGGTAGAGGGTGTACAGTCGGTTCCTAAATGTGAAGTAACAAATAAATGTGGTGGCAATTATTCTAACGTAAGTTATAACATTCCAAACGCAACTAAAAATAAAATGGTATATCCTTCATTAGACCCATCGGTGTTTGAAGTGAAGTACCCAAATAAAGATATAAAAGGGAGGGTTGTTTAATGTATCAGTTTTTAACAGCATCAAAAGATGCAACCATATACTTACAACAACCTAGTCAGAATACTGGGTTAGATGAGATATTAGAAGTTTCTAAAACTTATTATGGAAACTTAAAAGATATTGCACATTCATTAATTAAGTTTGATACCACATCACTATCATCATCACTTGTAAGTGGAGAGGTTACTATGAGTTCAGCTGAACTTATTTTGAGAGAATGTGAATCTTCGGAAATACCTGTTGATTATACAATCTTCGCACATCCAATTTATCAAGATTGGGATATGGGAATTGGGACTCGTTTTGATGAGATTTCTACTGATGGTGTAACTTGGAATTCTAAAACCACTGGAACTGGTTGGTTGGAGGGTGATTATGTAAGTGGTACAACTGGTTCTTTTAATGGTAAAGGTGGTACATGGTACACATCATCAGTTGCAACTCAATCATTCTCATACGAAACTTCAGATGTAGTTATGGATGTTATTACTCCACTACAATCTTGGTTAGATGGTTCACTTCCAAACAATGGTTGGATTATCAAACACGATTCAGTTTTAGAAAATGATACCGAAGATTACGGACAACTAAAATTCTTTGGTAAAGAAACTAATACAATCTACCAACCTAAATTAAGAATTGGTTGGGATGATTCCACCTTTGAGACTGGTTCTCTTACTGAACTTACTTCTGATGATATTCACGTAACGTTTAAGAGATTAAAAACAAGATATAAGGTTGGTAGTTCACCTGAGATTAGAGTGTTCGGTAGAGAGAAGTATCCACTTAAAACATATAGTAATCTATATGCTTACAACGATGTGAAATTCTTACCTTCTACTACTTATTATCAAGTAAAAGATGTAATTACTGAAGAGGTGATTATTCCTTTTTCAGATTACACAAAAGTAAGTTGTGATTCTAATGGTAACTTCTTTAAACTCAATTTAAAAAATTGGGAAACACAAAGAGATTACTATTTGGAAATTAAAGTTGAAAGAGATGGGGTAATTGAATACTTTGAAGATAAAGATTTAACCTTTACAGTAGAAAAATAATAAATGGCAATAGATAATCAATTTAGAATAGGTGAGTTAATCAGTAGTGGTTCTCGTGCTATCATCTCTAAAGATGTAGTATCGGGCAATCATACATTTACCATTGGTTCTAAGGAGGTTTTAACTGAACCATACGAACACATCAAAGGTGAGAGAGATGGTGAATTAATTGGTAGAATCGAAAAACCCAAATACAACGAGGAAGAACTCAAAAAATCGGTAGATACTATCGTAGATGAGTTAATTACAGAACCAAGACCAGAAAGTCCTGATGTAGTTCCAAGACCGGTATTTGAGGATATGAGACAGAGGTTCTTAGATGTTTCTGCTGAACTTGCTGCTGAAAAAGCTATTACACGAGATTTACGTTCTCAAGTTGCTTCATTGGAAGCACAAGTTGAATCTTTATTAATTCAAATGGATGCTTTATCATTACAAACCGCAGCTGCTCAAAACGAAGCACAAGCAACGAATGATAGATATACAACTCTACTACAAGATTTCTCTACTGCAATTGTAAAATCAACTAAAGAGGGTATTGAGAGAGTTTCTCTAAAAGCTCAAACAGAAGGTTTGATTGCACAAAAAGAGGCGTTAAGACAACAATTACAAGCATTAAATAATATAGTTAAAGCTCTACGAGGACAAATTGAAATACAACAACAACAAATTGAAGCTGAACAAGTTAGACAAGCTGCGGGTGAAGCTTTAGATGGTAGGGCGGGTACGTTTGACCAAAAAGCAAAATCCGGTTGGAAACTACCACAATCTGAATTAAAACGTCAAGATAGAGTTCTTTACATCAGAACCAAAGATGATAATAAAGTAGATACATTACAAGGTACGGCTATTAATTTATATAATTTTGCCGAAGAAGAACAAACATTTAATTTATCATTAGATGTCGAGGCGAGAAAGTGGTTAAAAGTTCCACCATCAATAACAATACCACCAAGACAAGGTTCTGAAGCTGGTAAGGGGTTTGTAACACTTCAATGGTTAAATAAAACCGATGATACTAAAGGTAAACGAAATAGAACATTTGAGGGGAATGTATTAGTACAAACCTCTTTGGGAGAAACACATAGAATTAGAGCATCATACGAACGAGAAGTTGATAGAAAAGATACGTGGGGTACACGTGGGAACACATCAGTTAATGTGGGTCAAGAGAAAACCTAAGAAATGGCAATAGATAACTTTAAAAAAATAGAAGATACTAAAGGATATCTTGTTGATGACAAAGATAGAAAAATCTTTGAGAGAGAAATCTCCAAGGGTTACTTTGGTATTAATATAGGTGATACTATTGAGTTTGTTCTTTATGATTCAAATGATAATCCATTACCGCAAGAATCTGCTAAAGGTAAAACTGCAAGATATATTGAGTATAATGATGATACCAAAAAAGATTACTTTGGTAAAGCCCAAATCAATAAACAAAATATAAAATCAAACCAAGCAGAAGAATTCTTCGTAGATGTTGAAAAGTTAATTAAAGAAGCTGGGTATTCTAATGGAATATTTAAATCTCAAATTTCTTTGTTAAATAGAAGGTTGGGTTCCGATGGTAAAGAAAACGATACTACTTGGATACACGAGATTTCTCCATCAAGAACTGAGATTAGAATCCTACCAACTATTGATGAAAATGGAAAACCCAATTCTGATTTAAATGAAAGATATCAATGTTTGATTCAAGGTAAAACTTTTGGAGCAGATGTTCTTCCACTATTAGATGAATTCGTAGAACAATTTGATGTTCAGAAGGCATTGGAAAATATGTTAACCTTAAAAGGTACAGTTGAATCTGGTCAGAATTATATCAATTTAATTATTGAAGAATTCAAAATACAAAACTTTGAAATATATTTACAAAACGTAAAAGAAAAGTTTGTACAGGCTGTAAATCATTATAAAAATAATAGAGAGTACAATATTCTTTCAAATAACTTTGGACAACCAAAAAGTACTATACCTCAATTGTGTTATGATACAAATGAAATCATGGATACGGTAACGAGTATTATTGGTAGTTGTATTGAATATTATTTACCAAAACGGAATATACAAGAAGAAACTTCTTTAACCATTGAACAACAAGAAACATTAGATAAGGTTGGTGAGATTTTAAAAACAGTAACGAGTAATAAAAATTATTCATCTACAATACCACCAAGTGTAGAAGCAGGAATACCCGGTTGTATGGACCCAAATGCAAGAACATATAATCCAAATGCAACTATAAGTGTACCTGATATGTGTATCTATGCAGATACATCCGAAAATGTTGTTATCGATGAACCACGTGATACTAAAATTAAAATAGAATCAGACCCAATAGAATTAGACCCACCCCAACCACCAAAACCAATGTTGTGTGAAAATCCAGCTGCTTTAAATTATGGACTACCGGGAGTTTGTATATTCCCATTACCAAAGGATGATAGGCCATTTGAGGTTTTCCCAACCTTAGAATACGATACATCAATTTTAATACAAGATGATGGTACAACTGCTGTAATACCACTTGGTGATAGAGAAAAGAATACTACTAAATCACCCAACATATTTACAGACCAACGAGATATAGATGTTCGTGGAATTGGATTTGATGATGAAGTTAGAATGGAAAATATAAATGGAGTTGCTCAAATTGCAAACACAAATGCTAATAATATAATAATGAATGCAAAGGAATTATTAGTAGGTGGGACTGGTGATTTATCACAAGGCCTTGGTAGAACTCCAGGTTCATCAGTTGTTCAACAACCTAATCAAATTTTAGAACCAGAAACAGGTAGAGGAAACTTTACTTCTAATGAACAACTCGCTGCAAGAGAAAGATTATTGAGTAGACAAAAATCAACTCAACCTGTAACTAAAGTTACAGCTAAAACACAAACAACTAAGGGGAGAGAATTATAATGGCAAAACCTTTAAGAAGTGGATTATTCCCTGGTGAAATATTTACCTATCCAAATGGAGAGCGTTGGGAATGGAAAGTTCTCAGAAACTCTTCTGGTGTTATTATCAAGCAAAATTGGAATATATTAAATGGTCCAACTGGAACGGGAAATCGTTTGGATGATTTTTTAGAACCAAATCCGGGATTTGGAAATATTATCGGTGTTGGTACTGGTGATTTATCAATTAACTTTGATGCAAATGAAAATGTTGAGTTAAATGCGTTTGGAACATTACCTGGTGCTAACACTATAAACACCACCCCCTCTAACGAACTAATGGGTATTACAGAAGCGGTACTTGCTGATTTGCAGTTTGACCCATTTAATCCTGTTATAGAAACAACTACGTTTGAGGGGAATTCTTCAATCGTTGCTGAAGAGAGAAGTGTATCTATTATGGTAAAAAAGACACCAGATAGAGGAAATGTTTATTTAGATGAATCTCTTACAACAAGAGAATTATTTATTTTTCCTATATCTGAAATACCATCCAGTGGTCATACTTTTAAATTAAATTGGCAATCAAAAACACACCCAGATGTTTATACCATTAGACAAATCCGTGGGGATGTAGGTGTAAAACTTTTTAAAAATGGTGTTGTAGTTTCAAAAACAGAAAGTGGTAGATTCCCATCGGATATTAATTGGGATACTTCTATTTGGGATGTCGTTATACAACCCAATCCAATAGTATCAATAGAAGTATCGTTTGATTCTTCGATTATTTCAAGTTTATTAAATTATTCATTTGATGGAAATTCTGGTAATTTAACAGAAGGTGTTTTTGAGGCAAATGATAGTGGAATTTTTAGTATAACACCAACTACATCAGAGTATAATTTTGAATATACTTTGAGAAAAAATGGAAACGTACTATCCAACTCATCCTCCCCAAACCAATCATATAACTTAGTTACTGGAGAAAATTATACTTTACATGTATCTGCAAGTAAAGGTATAATACCAGAAATTCAACCACCAGTATTTGGTAAACCAGTTATATCGGTAAGTTCTAATTCTATATCATATAATTTAGCGGGTGGTGGGCCAAGTATATCATACTCTACTGCATTTGCAGATAAAGTAACATACTCATTAGGTAATGTTACACGAACATTGCCAGCAAATGGTACGGTTAGATTTTCACCATCTGATTTTGGTCGTGTTGGTACATTTGAACTTTATTTACAACCTGTTTCTAATAATGGTGGAAGTGGTGAAAGTACAAAGGTAATTATTAATGTTTCAGAAACCAAATCATTCGCAGGACCAGATATAACACATATCACATATCCTGAAAATATTATTGGTGAAGATTTTAAAGGATATAATGTTGATTTTAGAGTTAGTTGGACATCTATTAATACCAATTGGGTTGATGTGTGGGTTGGTAAAATTTCAAATCAAACCAAGATTGCAACTAAAAGAGATGCACAAGGACAGCTTACTTTAAATGTTAAAGATGTTTTAACCAAAGCTGGTAAATCTCTTGCTGAATCAGTTGATGTAGTTGATTTTAAACTTCTCTTTATTCCATACAATGATGAAGGTGATTCTACTTTCGCAGGTAAAACTGAAGAAATTACAATTTCATTTGATAAAGGAAATTTAAGATTACGTAGAGGAAATGTAGTACGAGATATTCGTGAAGCAATTTCTAAGCAATTTGATAAAAGTATTCTTCAATCGGAGAATTCAAAATACTTAACTCACTTATTACATTTAGGTGAAGGTGATAATAAATTAATCTCTACATGGGGAGTTGATACTGAAACATTCTCTGAATATGAAGTTGTAGACCCTCTAACTGGTAGAGAAGAAAAAACTAAAGAAGTAAAAACATTAGTTTTAAAATTATACGAACCCCTACCAAAATCAATTCAACCCAACCAACAAGTTTGGATGTCTAAGATTCAATCAATTCCTTTGATTGAACAAATGACTGTTATTGATGAGGTTGTTGAAGAATGTATTTCATTACAACCAAACTTTAATGAAAAGTTTACTGATAATGTTGGATTACTCATTTATGATGATTTAATCGCGAGCGGTTCAACCTCATCTACGGATTTAGTTAATCAGTTTGTAAGTGGTAGTGGGTTCGATTTAAAAAAATTAGATATACAATTTACCAGTTCCAATGGGAATTATGTTTGGGAAAATTTTGTAAAATATTCATCTGCAGAAGAGAGAGTTGAAAATTATATATACAAAGTAAATTTAATTGATTTTTACAATCAACGAATAGATTTAGTAACATCGGGTTCAGAATATACATCATCCATATCTCTTTCAAATGAAAAAGAAAGATTAGAATCACAAATCAATGGAGTAGTTGTTGGGTTTGATGCGTTTGAAAATCATCTTTATATTAGTGGAGAAAATGCATCTAACCTTTTAAGTGATGCAAGAACATATGATTATAATAATATAAATGGGTTAGTACGAAATCTCCCACAACATGTTCAAGATGATGATGAAGGACAGGAATTTGTTTTGTTCTTCCATATGTTAGGACAACACTTTGATACTCTCTGGCTGCACACAAAGGCATTAGCAGAATCTAAGAAATTAGAACACAAATATGAAAGTGGTATAAAGGATGAATTCTTATACCAAATGTTAGAATCTCTTGGTTGGGATGCTGATATGGGCGTTCAATCTCAAGCACTTTGGGAATATGCATATGGTAATTGGAATGCAGATGGGGATGAAAGAGATATAGATGAATCTAGGGGTTCGGTACTAAAAGGTAAAGAAAACCAAAATCAAATTTGGAGAAGAATACTAAACAATTTACCTTATTTACTTAAACACAAAGGTTCTAAACGTGCATTACATGCATTGATGAGTTGTTATGGTATTCCATCATCAATGTTGACTGTAATGGAATTTGGTGGACCAAGAGATGTTAATGAAAGTGGTACAACTAAATTTACATATGATGATAGAACTGCTTCAATAAACGTTGGTGGTTCTGCTGCAATAACCATTCCATGGAAAGAATATAGTGGTACTAATGATTATCCAAACTCATTTGAAATTAGATTATCTACCGAAGAAAGAGTTGACCAACGAATTGTTAGTGGTAGTGGGTGGAGTTTACATTTATTAAAAGATACAGGTTCGCATGCGAAAGTAGAATTAAAAGTATTAGAAGGTTCTACTTTAGTATCACAATCTACTAACCCATTCCCATTTTATAATGATGAGTTTACTCATATTACGATTAACAAATCAGTTGTTGGTGGTAATGATACTTTTGAGATTTTTGCAAAAGAAGGGTTTCAAGAAAGAATTAGAAACGAGGTATCTACTTCATTCTCAGTTAGTGGAACGAGTGGCTGGACAAGTGGTAGTGAATTAGTAATTGGTGGTTCTACTTTAACTGCTTCTATCGATGAAGTTCGTTTATGGACAACCCCATTATTAGAATCCGTAATTGATAATCATACTTTATTGCCAGATGCAATAAATGGAAATCATAATTCAGCATCTACCGAAGATTTACTTTTAAGATTAGATTTTGAATATCCAAAAGATAGAGGAACCGATGTTTCTATTAAAAATGTTGCTATTAAGCAAACATATGAAACTCATGCAACTGCTTCTAATTTTGATTCAATATCAGAGTATCCATACAACTATACTCCATATGAAAGAACTGTAACTGCTCAAGTTCCTCAAAGTGGATTTAATTATAGTAATAAAGTTCGATTTGAAACTCAATATAATTTAGATGGTTCTGAAATTGGAGAAGATGGTCTTGGACTATCTTATAGAGAAAGAAGTACTCAAAAATCATATGAACAATCACCAATTGATTCAGATAGATTGGGATTATTCTTTTCTCCAATCAAAGAAATCAATATGGATATCCTTCGTTCAGTAGGACCAATTAATATTGATGATTTTATTGGTAATCCATCTGATGATTATAATGATTCATATAAAGATTTAACTACATTTAGAGAATACTATTTCCAAAGATATAATTTAAATTTCAATGAATATGTACAATTAGTTCGTTATATTGATAGAACTTTATTTGACCAATTAGAATCTTTAGTACCTGCAAGAGCAAAGGTGGCAAAAGGATTATTGATTGAACCGCATATTTTAGAAAGAAGTAAAACTAAATGGAATAGACCGAGTGGTGAAGAAAATTATCACGAGGTTTCTATTGATACAACCGAAGATACTATTGTTACATCGGAGGAACTTACTAAACTTGCTTTAGTATCTACCTCTGAGGATATTCACGTATCAACTGAACAACCATTCTATGATGGTTATGTAAGTGGTGGTGCCGATGTTAATATTATTTCCGATATCTCTAATTTAGATGGAACATTTGTAACAACGAATTCATCAATTCAGAGTGGATTTATTCAAAGAAACGAAGAAGCAACTATGGGTGGATTTGAATTCAACATAGATGCAAAGATGACTGGTTCTGTTGATGCATTCTATGATTCAACCACCTTTACTGAAGTTGGTGGATTCGGAAATAATGATTTGGCGGTTGCGGGATTTAATTTATTTGGTAGTGGCTCTTATTCTATTAGAACTCGATTAGATGGAAATGGAAACATTATTAAAGATAGAGTTAAAGTATTTAAAGTAAAAGAAAGATATACTGAAGCTGAAAGGCAACAGATATCAGGCTATCCAACAACTACTGGCTCCAATGACTACGTTATATATGATGTGGTTGATGTTGATAAATTTAGAGAATTTGTTACCATATTACCATGGAATGGTGATGATATTACTAATACTATTGATAGAACAGTAACTCCTTTAAATGGTACATTCTCAACTCACTATCGTTTTGTAGAAGATGTATCAACCGGATTGGAAAATTCATACTACAATGGTTCCAAGCAAACTCATCTTACAACTTTAGATGGTGGAGATGCTGTACAAACATTTACTACTAATCCAAATACATTAAGGGTTAATGATAGTGGTAGAGGAAGTGGAGAACCAATCTTAGAAGTTGATTAAAAATAAAAAATAACTAAAAATAAAATTACTTATATTTATATATTGAAAACATAGAGGAATAAATTATGGCATATTTAGATAATTCAACGATTACAGTAGATGCAATCCTTACCAAAAAAGGTAGAGAGAAACTTGCGGCTGGTCAAGGGTTAAACATTACAAAATTCGCATTAGGTGATGATGAGGTAGATTATACCTTATATGACCCTGCGCACCCAAAGGGGTCTGCTTATTATGATTCAGCAATTAGAGCAATTCCAATTACTGAAGCTTCACCGGATGAAACACAAGTATTGAAATACAAATTGGTAACTTTACCAAAAGGTACGAAGAAAATTCCAAAGGTAGGATTTGGTATTCCTTCTATTTCAGTAAATCAAACTTCTGGTCAAGTATCGTTAACACCAACAACTTCCCCAAGTGGTAATTCACAAAGTGGATATACTATTGTACTTTCTAATAAAAACGCAGGTTCTATTGTAGGTGCAGGTGCAAGTGCTGGTAGTGGAACTATTCCTGTATTCTTAGGTGATGAAATCACAACAACTGCTGCAGTAGAAACTGGATTAACATTTACATTTATTCCTAATCCAAACATTACTCAAACAATAAAAACAACAATTACTGTATATGGTAACGAAACTGGTGGTTCACAAACTATTCCAGTAACCGTAACTTATGTACAACCAACATAATAACGGAGAATAAAAGAACATGGCACAAATAACAGGACAAGCGGGAGTAAATTTATCAGCAGAGTTAGCATCGTATCTATCGGCTAATCAAGGTAATCTTACATCCGAGCAATTATCTCAAATTATAAATCAGTATTTGACTGGTGGTGATAAAATTGCTGCACAAGGTGGTTCTATCTCAACGGGTATTTACAAAAGATTTGGTGAATTTGACCAAGTAACTGGTAAAGTTGAAGTAGTAACAGATAGTTTATGGGGTAATACAACTGGCCAGATTACTGAATTTTTTCTTTCAGATGAACAAATTGCATCAACTAGTGGAAAATATTATTATAATGTTTATGATACAATAGATTCATCATCTGTACAATTTGCAGTTGCATATGGTCATAAAACTGGTTTAGGTTCTGCTGATATAGATACTGACCCGGATTCAACCTATGCAACTAAAGCAACTTATGCACAATATAGACAAATTTTATTAGACCAAACTGATGAATATTTTACATTTACATCATCATCGGCAGTTGAGCATGAATCGGATGATATATATGTAATTAATATAGCTCGTTCACGATATAAAGAAAAAGTGGATGCTGGAAACTGGGAATTAACTTTAAGTGGTTCAATAAGTTCATCTGTAACCTTTATTGATGATAGTGGTAAGAAATTTTCAGATACAGTTGGTAAAGCTGGTAGAGTATTTAATATAGTAGAAGGTTCTCTTAATTTAGGAAGTGGAGTTACTGCCTCAGTAGATAGTACAACTGCTTCTAATGGTGAAGGATATGGATTGTTTTATCCAGACCAAGGATTGATAGTACTAAACCCATCTGCATTGGGTAGTAAAGTTGGGGGAGAGTTAAGCGGTAGTTTAGAAACTTCAGCTGAACAGAAAAATCATCAATATCTATATAACGCTATATCAGGTGGGGCAGATTTTGATGCAAGAAGAACTGAGAATGTATCAACATCACATTACTTCGTAAGAGCAACAAACAGAGAATTTAACTATTCAAACAACCCATCTTACGTAACGGGTTCAGATGGTTCATTTGTACAATCTACCTTTGAAACAGACCCTAAAACATATATTACAACTGTTGGTTTATACAACGATGCAAACGAATTATTATCCGTAGCTAAAACTTCACAACCAATCGCTAAATCATTTGATAAAGAAGTATTAATTAAAGTTAAATTAGATTTCTAAAAAACTTAAATGATAAAACACTAACCCTCACTTCGGTGGGGGTTTTTTATTTCTGTATATTTATATAGAGGAATTATATTATGTTAAAGTCAATACCAAAATCAAATATATCTCGTAGAAGTTTCAAAGTTTATAAACAATGGAATACTTCTCAAAATAATAATCCAGTTATCAAGGCGTATAATGTGGATGGGGTATTTGATTCAGATACCTCACCAACTGATGAGGGTGTGTTTGTGCATCTACTTTATCAAAGTATCAAGAAAAAGTATTATACTGATAATGGTTTATTAAACAATTATGGTTCCTTTTATAATCCCGCTGAGTTTAATAGTGAACGAAAAATAGAAGATACCATATTTGTAATTGATTTAGATAGAGATAAAATTGGTGAAAAGATAAAACCAAAATCAGTAAATATACAAATTGGTGATAATACTTATGTTGATGATGGGGATGGTAAATTAGTGAATCCAAACCCAACATATATCTTTTCTGAATTAGATTTTGAAAATGAGATTTTAATTATAGTAGATGGGATAAATTCATTTGAGTTAACCATATTATCTATGGATTTGGAAACCGGTAGTACTATTTTAACATTTAATGGTGATACCGATGAAATGTTTCTTACTAACATCAATTTTGAAAATAATTTAATTTCATTTACTGCAATTCTAAACTTCAATGGTATCATTGTTTCTAACCAAACATATGGTAACATTTTTTACTCTGATGGTAGATTTGTGGTTAGTAATGTATCTGAATTTACTGATTATGATTTACAATATCGTTCTACTACAACTATCCATGAAACCGAAATTTTATTAGAGGCAAAAGCAGGTGAATTTAATTACTCACAAAACCCATCGGCAGTTAATGTTACCCTAAGTGGCTCATATGATTTCACAACAACCCCAATATCAAACGTATCTACTGCTAAAACAATTAAGATAAAAGAAATACAAGATATATCAGTACGAGAAACATTTGTTAGTTCGTATAGTAGTTCTGTAAGTGGTTCTTGGGATGATTATTCCATTAACTCTAAAATGGACCCAACAGGATCATATCTTGCTCCAATGGTAACCACAATCGGTATCTATGATAAGGATGGAGATATGGTTGCAGTAGCTAAGTTACCACAACCAATTAAGAATTTACCGGATTACGATGTGAACTTCATTGTTCGTTTTGATACGTAATCTATATTTATATAATACAAAGGAGAAATTAAATTATGGCTTCAATACAAGAATTATACGAAAAATCTGAATTTGCTAAATTGGCAGATAAATCGAAAGATAAAACTCCAATCTCTGCAGATGAGGTAAACAAACTTCACAAAGATGATAAAGCCCTTGCACAGGCAAGAGGTGGTAAAGTGAATTTAAAAAAATACTCAGATTCTATTAAGTACTAAAATCGTAAGATTTGAGTTTACTCATCAATCATTCTAATAAATGGGGATTTATTCACATACCTAAGACTGGTGGTACTTCTATATCAAGTATTTTACAAAATATAGAAAATACAACCTCTCCTATGGTACATGATTCTATTCGTGTATTTCAGAAATTTCCTAACTATAAAATTTATACTATGGTTAGAAATCCTTTTACAAGATTAACATCTGCATTTTTACACGAAAAAAGAAAAGGAAGAACCGATTACGATTTCGGAACCTTTTTAAAAAAATCAAATAATTTAGATTTAGTTCTATTACCCCAAAGTTACTATATTAACGCGGGAAATGTTGATGTATCCTTCATTGGTAGATACGAAAACTTTAAAGAAGATGTAAGTAATATCTTTACACAAATTGGAATTCAATCTACAATTCCGCACTTAAATCGAAATCCACTTTATGATAAACATCCAGATTTAAACCAACAAAGGTATTACAAATATATGTATAATGAAGAATGGATGAAAGATTGGGTTCGAGAAAGGTATAAAGATGATTTTAAACAATTTAACTATGAGTTGGATATATAATGGAAACTATATTACAGAACTATCGGATATGCCAGATGATGTTTTTGGATTTATTTATAAAATCACAAACACTACAACAGGTGAATTCTATATTGGTAAGAAACAAGTAGTTTCGGTTCGTAAAAGAAATTTCGGTAAAAAAGAAATTGCTGCTCTGGAAGACAAGAGAGTAAAGAAATATGAGATGGTTACTAAAGAATCAGATTGGAAGGATTATCGTTCTTCAAATAAAATTGTAAATAGTTGGTTTTCTACCAATGAAAGTACATCCCAATGTAAATTAGAAATACTTCGCTTCTGTTCAAATAAGAAATCACTAACCTACTACGAACTACAAGAACAATTCGCACATGATGTATTGGGAGATGAGTTATCCTTGAATGATAACCTCTTAGGAAAGTTTTTTAGAAAAGATTTGGAATAGTGTAAACTATTTCTTATATTTAATTTATGAAATTTTATATCACAAATAATAATAATCAACGTTTATTATATAAAATAATAAATAGATTTGGATATGAATGCGATATCATTGAAAACTATAAAGGTGAAGATGCATATTTTATTATAAATACTCAAGAAGTACATGATGAATACTGGACAAACTTTTTAAAAAATGATAAACTTATATTTTTGTTAGATGATGGGCCTGAAGGGTATCCTCAAATATTAAGATTAGAATATACTCGCTTTTATAATGTATTAGATGAATTTAAAGTTAACAGAAACCGTGGTATAATTTGTTATAATAATGCATATAATAAGGGCGTTGTTCATTATAATAATCATAATATAACCATGTTATATATTCCAACATTTGCTTTAAATCCATTTAATAGTTATTTACCAAATAAAAATAAAATAATACCAAAATATGATTATTCATATTTGGTTAGAAATGGAAAAAAACATAAGGAAGAGGGGTATTTTAAAATAAGAAATAAAAATTTAGATAATGTTTTTATTACATATAAAAAAAATAGAAATTTTATAGATGATTCTATATTTGATGATATTAATGATAATTTACATGATGAGTGGAAATTTCATTTAAAATCCGAAGTTTATTATAATTCTAAAATACAGATTATAGCAGAATCGGAATATTATTCACAACATACAAATGATAATCCTAATTTTTTTGAAGAGATGTTACATTTATCGGAAAAAACTTGGAGAAATATTTCATACGGGTTACCATTTGTTTTAATATCATCAAGGGGTTCATTGTATGAACTAAAACGATTAGGATTTAAAACATTTGACACACTTATTGATGAATCATATGATACTATGGATGATTCAATTCGAATGGATTATGCAATAGATGCAGCTAAAGAATTATTAAAACATCATAATACATATGAGCTAAATAATATAATTGAATATAACAAAGCTCGGATGTATGATGATATAAAAATGAAAAACTTACTTGAAACCGAATCATTTATCCCTTTAAGAAAATACGTAAAAGATTTGGAAATTACAGAATAATTTCGTATATTAGTCTTGTAAAAGATAAAATATAAAATTATGACATATCACCCACTTTCAGACAAACAAAGAACAGTATTACTTAAACTCATCACCTGGTGGAAACACGAATTAATCAAACAAGGTAAAGATCCTGATGCTGATAAGAGAATGGAGTGGATGATGAACATTTTTGTTAAAAGGAAATATAATGATAATGCAAAACAATTCCTAAATCAAATGAGAGAAATGCGATTAGGAATTAAAGAAACAAAACAAAAACCAAAATCTAAACCATTTCGTTCAACTGTGAATGTTAATGGATTTCCGATGGTATAATTTGGATATATTAAATATTTTTCGTATATTTGTATCAAATAAAAAATTAGTATGCTTTCACATAGAGATAGAATAACAGTTATAAACATACTTGATGAAACTTTGGGTACTGGTACTTCCATGAAGGGAAATGAACAGGCACATCATTGTCCATTCTGTCATCACCACAAAAAGAAGTTACAAATAAACCTTGAAACTCAACAATGGCATTGTTGGGTCTGTGATTCAAAGGGAAAGAAAATTCAATCACTATTAAGGAGGTTACATACGGATTCCCACAAACTAAAAAAGATTTTTGAAATCTATGGGGATGATTACGTTACATATACTCCATCTACCGAAGAAGAAAAGATTGAGTTAAGGTTACCAAATGAATTTAAATCATTACTAAAAGAACCAACGGGGTTTAACCCAACGTTCAGAAAGGTAAAACAATATGCGAATTCTCGTGGTATTACTAAAGAGGACATTATTAGATATAATATCGGATATTGCGATACTGGTCTTTATTCCGGTCGTATTATTATTCCATCTTATGATTCTAACAATAGACTCAATTACTTCATCGCACGTTCTGTATTCGATGAGGAAAAATTTAAATATAAAAACCCGCCGGTTTCGAAAAACATTATCATGTTTGAGAACCAAATAAATTGGAAGGAACCAATTACAATAGTAGAGGGAGTATTCGATGCGATGGCTGTGAAGAGAAACGCAATTCCTATACTTGGTAAATTTATACCAAGAAATTTAAATGATAATATATATAAACAAGGAGTTAAGAACATCAATATCTTACTTGATGAAGATGCTCAAGAACAGGCGTTACGTTATACATTACAATTTCAAAATCAAGGAATAGAAACCAAAAATATAGTACCATCAGAAAAGGATGCAGGTGAGATGGGATTCTCCCAAATCAATTCTATTCTTAAAGAATCCAAGAAAACAGACTTTACTGATATTATATCACAGAAATTAATGAGTTTATGAAAAGATTAGTTGCATATGGATGTTCTTGGACTGAAGGTGAGGGTAGTGATGTGTTAATTGAAAATACACTATCTCCAAACGATAAAAGAAATTTTAGAAATGAACATGCCTGGCCAAAGAAATTGGCGGATAAAATGAATATACCCAAAGTACTTAATAAAGGTATTAGTGGTAATTCAAATAGAAAAATGTTTAATGATATTATCAAAGATATTGAAAATGGTAATGTTACATCTGATGATTTTGTTACTATAATGTTTTCATCATCTCTTAGAGATTATGTTCCATTTTTACCACAAGGTGAGTGGGTATCATGGTCTGTAAAGCATTTGTTAGAAACGCCTGATAGATTTTATAACTCATATGATGAGCATGGTGTATCGAGTCAATTTAATAAATTTCTATCCGATTATAAGAAATTCTTTGTAACCGAATTATTTACACAGGATTACTATAATATAGTAAATCAAAATTATATAATTTTTTTACAAAAATTATTTAAAGAGTATGATATAAAATATATAATGTGTGAATCCTTTGAATATATGGTACAACCACCATTGAAGAATGATTACACTAAATTAATAGATACTAAACCTATTTTTGGTGAATTAAAATATACTTTTAGGGATTTGTTAAATAAATTAAATAGAATAGATATATGGGAGCACTTAGAAAAATATGATACCCGTGCAACTCAACATCCAAATAAAGAAGGTTATAAATTAATAGCAGATGAACTATTCAATTTCATCAACACAAACAAGATTATATGATAATAAACAAGATTTATCATTTGGCAGATTTACACATTAGAAATCTCCAAAGACACAGAGAATATCGGTTGGTATTCGAAAAATTCTTAAATCAAGTTAAACAAGATGCAATTGAAGATTCTGTTATTTATTTAGCAGGAGATATTGCTCACGCAAAAACCGAGATGAGTCCCGAGTTGGTTCAAGAAATCTCATGGTTCTTAACCGAGTGTGCGAAATTACGAGAAACTATCTTAATCACAGGTAATCACGATTGTAATTTAAATAACAATCATAGGTTAGATGTTCTTACACCTATTGTTGAAAACCTCAACAACTCACGTATCCACTATCTAAGGGATACTGGAGTGTATAACATACACAACCTTACCTTTGTGGTTTATTCTATCTTAGATGATAAGGAAAACTGGCCTAAAGGTAAAGATGTAGAAGGTGAAAATAAAATTGTTTTATTCCATGGACCTGTAAACAAAGCACAAACTGATATTGGTTATACTGTCTCTTCAAACTCATTCCAAGTAGATATGTTTGATGGGTTCGATATGGCAATGTTAGGTGATATTCACAAAAGACAAACTTTCGGTGAAGGTTATGAGTGGGTTGCTTATGCAGGTTCTATGGTTCAACAGAATCATGGTGAACTATTAGAAAATCATGGTTACTTATTGTGGGATGTACCTACTCGTACTTTCACCGAACATCATATTCATAATGATTATGGGTTCTTAACTGTCGATGTAATTGATGGTCAAATTCCACAATGGGTTTACGATGAAGTTGATACTAAACTTCCAAAGTATCCTCGTTTAAGATTGAGATTTACCAATACCGAACCAAGTGATATGAAACTTCGTATCACCGAATTGAAAAAACTATTCAAGGTTGCAGAGGTTACAGTAACAAGAACAGATACAATAGGTCAGTTAAAAACAAACCAAAAGGTAAACAAAAACATCGTTGGTAACGTAAAAGATGAAACTTTTCAAAACCAATTAATTCGTGATTACTTAGAAAGACAATATTTGTTAGAAGAAGGTGAATTAGATAAAATAACAGATATTAATAAAGATTTAAATACTCAAATTGATGATTCAGATTCAATGGGTAATATTCTTTGGACACCAAAAACTTTAGAGTTTTCTAATATGTTCTCATATGGTGAAGGAAACAAAATAAAGTTTGATAATGCACAAGGAATCGTTGGAATTTTTGCTCCGAACGCAAGTGGTAAATCTTCTTTATTCGATGCATTATCGTTTGTAATTTATGATAAAACATCTAAAACTAATGTTGCAAAGAATATCTTAAATAATCGTTCAGATAAATTCTATTGTAAATTTAACTTTGAAATTGATGGGGTAGATTACTTCATTGAACGAACTGCTAAGTATGTTAGAAAGAAAACAGCAGTAAAAGTAGATGTAAATTTCTGGTCTGAAAGTGGAGGTGTTATAACTTCACTCAATGGAGAACAAAGGAGAGAAACCAATCAGAATATTGAAAAGTATTTAGGTAAGTTTGAAGATTTTGTTTTAACTACCTTATCTTTACAAGGAAACAATGCACTCTTTATTGATAAATCACAATCAGAAAGAAAAGAAATACTTTCTCAATTTATTGGTGTAGATATCTTTGATAAATTATACCAAAAGGCATCAGATGAGAATAGAGATAATGCAACACTTATCAGAAAATTCAAGTCCGATGATTTTACGACAAAGTTGGCTAATATCGATACACAATTAAAAACTGATAAATCTGAATACAACCTTTTAGAAATTAATCAATCATCATTAACAACTGAAGAAGATGGATTAAATAAACAAATCATTTACTTAAATTCTAAAATAGTAAAATTAAACGCAGATAGTGGTGTATCTATTGAGGAATTGGAATCTCGATTGAAGATATTAGAATCTAAATTAGATGAGGTAAAAACCAAAAAGAGTTCTACTCAAGAACTTATAACTCATAGAGAAGAATTACAGCTTACGTTGGAAGAAATTTTAGATACATATGATGAGGAAAAGTTAGAAAATGGTATTCAAAAAATCCAAGAAGGAAAAACAAAACTTCAAAGGGCAGAATCCGAAGTAGATAAAATTCAAATTAAATTAGAATCCCTAAGAGAAAGGAAAGAACATTTGGATAAACACAGATACAATGAAAATTGTGATGTGTGTATGGATAACTCTCAAACTATATTAGAACAAAAGGCAAGTGTAGATTCTCAAATCCAAGATGGTGAATTACACTTGGTTAAATTCAACGAGGGAATTCAAATAATTTCTCAATCATTACAAGAACTTAAAGATATCGAGGATGAGTATGTTAAGTATAAGGAAGTCAAGGAAAAGGAGGATAAATTAGATAGGGAAATCTCACAACTTATCAACAAGTTATCAACAACCGAAACCGAAGAAATTCGTTTAGATACTCAAGTTGTACAACAAAAACAACTAATTGAAGAATATTATAAGAACGAAGAACAAATAAAACAAAATAAAGAAATTAGAAGTCAAATTTCAGAAGTTCGTTCAAAATTAGATATTGTTAAAAATGATTTAAAAAAGGTTAATAAAGATATTCTAACTTTAAATGGTAAAGTATCTGCATTACAAAATCAAAAAGAATCTATACAAGAACGAATTAGTGAAGTAAAGGATTTAGAACAACAATCTAAATTATTTGATTATTATCTAAACGCTCTTTCTAAAGATGGTGTGAGTTATGAACTCATTGAGAAATCACTTCCAATGATTGAAGGTGAGGTAAATAACATCTTAGGTCAGATTGTTGATTTTGGAATGCAGTTAGAGATTGATGGTAAGAATATCAACGCCTACCTTGTATATGGAGACCAGAGATGGAGTTTAGAAATGTGTAGTGGTATGGAGAGGTTTATTAGTGGTCTTGCGATTAGAGTTGCTCTAATCAACGTATGTAACCTACCACGACCTAATTTTCTCGTGATAGATGAAGGATTTGGAACTTTAGATAGTGAGAACCTACAATCACTCTTTATGCTGTTTACCTACCTTAAAACACAGTTTGATTTCGTCATGATTATCTCCCATATCGATTCCATGCGAGATGTGGTAGATAATTTAATTGAAATTAAAAAAGTAGAAGGTTTCTCTCATGTTAAGTTTTAGTGACCGGAAGAACATTACGAGATTGAGTACATCTTTGTTTAATTAACGATTCTACCAATCCGCTTAATTTATACCCATGTTCCTTACAATATTCTTGTAAGAGTTCATGGGTTTCTTTTTGTATCTGTATTGTAGTATATTTTCTCATTCTATAACTTTCTATGTATTTCTATGTATAAATATATTATAACTTTTTTTGAGGTATATTTATAGTGTATATGGAGAATACTCAATGGCAATAATAAAATCTTTTTCACCCTTTCAAAACCTTTCCAATTTCCAAACTTTTTTGGTAGATGAAAATCCTAATTCAGATTACTTTAGGATTTCTGAATTTACTGAACAATATACTGGTGGTAAAAATGGGTTTTTAATTGAAGGTTCTGAGTTTTTAAAAGAAACTACTGAGGTAAAAATTGAAGTATTAGATGTTGAAGGAAATCCTGTATATTTTGAACCAGGTGATGGTATACCCGAATACTATGAGGGAACTTCAAAATTAGTATCAGTTCATGTTTATGATGATACTCCAATAGGCTTAGGTAAAATCACCATTCTTGGTGAGTTAAAAAATTATATAGGTCCTAATGGTGAAACACTACCCGTGCCAGAAGAATGGAGGGGTATCTACAATGTTAAGTGGGAGAGGACATTTAAGATAAATAAAAACCTTGCCAACGAAACTATTGTTAGGTTTTACAAAAGACCATTAGTATCCATAGATGAACTTGTAAAACCTATTTTTACTAAAAGTGTTAATCAAGTTACTGATACGGGTGAAGTTAGTGGTGTTGCTCAACTACCAAACGCAGGAACCGATTTAACAAACTATCGTGGGGGTACTTTCTATAAATTAATTAAAAGTTCGGGTACATGGGATATTGATGTTGATGAAAATACAATCGATGTAAATGTTGATGGTTCTACATATTCCTCGAATATAATTGAGGTTCTTAATGATAGAGAACTTTTAGTAAATATACCATATACCAACGATAATAATATAGTTGATAATTTTACATCACAATCATATTCAGTTACTTATACCGATTTCCAACGTGAAACTATTGGAGAATCTGCGCTTACTGGTTCATTTGCTAAAATAGATATTACTCAATTAAAAACTTTTGTTGGTGATGTTGCAAGGGTTAAGGTATTTCGTAAATCAAGAAGTTCTGCAAATGATTTTCAATTTGTACAAGAATCAAGATTAGAATCAACGGAATTACTTCGTGATATAACCACTACCGAAAATACTGAATTATCTTATGGTAGATTTGACCAAACTAATTTAGAAAGATATTGGGTTACCACAAGTATAGACCACCCAACTGAAATAGATTCTTCTGTTTTATCTCAAGCAGTTAAAATAGATTATAATGGTAGTGGTATTCAACAGTTAATCACTTCACAATCTTTTTCTATTTCTAAAGATGTTGAATACACTTTAAACTTTAGAACTTTATTAAGTGGGTCCATATCAGATGATAAATATCTTAAAGCTTATTTTAGTGGAGCATATGATAATGGTAGTCCATTTACTCAATCGTTTGTAGATGTTACTCCGGATGGTTCCTATGTGGTTCGTAAATCTATTAGTGAAAATATTATAGCACAACAAAATGTTGATGCTAAATTGGTATTTGAATTCAAAGGAGATGATTGGTATATCTCAAATGTATCTTTAAAGAATGCACAAGATACATCATTCTCACCTGATGAATTTACCTTAATCCAAGATATACCAAGAAAACTTGCAAGTGAAACATTTGATTTCCGATTCGAGTTTTACGATATAAATAATAATTACATTCCAGTCAATGTAGTTGCAACCAAAACTTTCAATGGTGGTAACGATTTTAATACAACTTCAAAATTATTAACCTTTGAATCGGATAGAAATGCATTTAGATATATAAGTGGTTCGGCAAGTCCTACATCACAACAAATACAATTTAAAACTACTATCCAAAATTTAACAGGTTCAGTTGCATATTTCTCGAGTGCATTTGATGAAGATGGTGTTTACATCGAACCAACGGATTGGGTATCATATCCTGGTGGTTTAACCAATCCAAGTAATAATGGTGGGTTGGTTACTATTGGTTCATTTGAAGGAACGTGGGGTGGTGTAGACCCTAAACCAGAAGTATTCTCTATAATCTATACTGCATCGATTGAGGAACTTGAAGAATTTGAAACAATATATCGTTTGGAAGATGGTGAAAATGCACCCACTCTTTTAGTTAGTTCAAACGCAAATCAATTTATTTACGAACCAACAACACTTTCACCAAAACCAAGTGGACAGAGTATCACAATTCGTGCACAAAGGAAAAACTTAGCATCAATTGATACTCCAATTACTATTAATAAAAGTAATGTAAATGGACCTGATTTAGTTGAGGTTTCTACTGAAAGTGGTGTAACTACATATACCTTATCTGCGTTACAATTTTCTGCATCATTTGCAGAAAATAACTTTGATGAAATTACATATGAATTTACTGGCTCGGATGTTTTTGGAGTAGAACAATCTGATGAAATTACCATTTCAAAAGTAATAAACTTTGATGGGGTCTCGGTGGTTCTTTCAACAGAAAATACCTCATTCAAATCCGATTCAATTGGTAATGTAACTTCTACTGAATTTGATAATGGTGATGGTACAGTTGATGTTAGAATTGGTTCGAATGTTATTTCACATAGTGAAGGATTGGGAACTAAAAATACCTTTGATATAGTTTCAGTAACCCCATCATCAGGTGTAACTCCAAATGACCCTAACCCAGATTCCAACTCATATGGTATTTCTGCGATGAGTGGAGATAGTGGAGATTTAACACTTTTAATAAGATATAAAGCTGGTGATAATGCAACTGAAATAGATTTTACCAAAAAGGTAAATTATTCTAAATCAAAAATAGCTGCACCACTTCTTTCAATTGAAACAAGTAATAAAGACCAAAGTGTAGTTGCTAAATCAACAGGCGAACAAACAGGTTCTTTTAGTAATTCAATTGTTGTTGTTAAAGAACAATATGAAGGAAGTTCATCTAATAAAACAATTACAAATTTAGATGCAATTTCATCTGATATTTCAAGTATTGTTACTGATGAATTAAGTGGTACAATCACATTAAGTGGTAGAACTTTAGGTGATAATATAGATTCAACAACTGTTGCAATATCTGCCACAGTAGAAGATTCTGAAGGAACTCCTCGAACAATTACAGATACAATCGCATTATCTAAAGTTAAAAAAGCTGCACCTAATGTATTGGTTACAGTATCACCACAATCACAAACAATAGATTTTGGGTCAACACCAAGTGAGATTAATATTTCAGTAAAAGAAGGTACTACAAATTATACATACCTAAATAGTGGAGCTCCAAGTGAATATCAATTCACAATAGAATCTCTATCTTCTGAATTTAGTGTTTCATCATTAGGTGTAATAACCGCAGATACTTCACCATCTACAACGGTTAGTGGTACTGCTACAATAAATTATGTAAACTCAGAAGGAACTTCTGATAGTGAAGATATTTCATTTACCATTGGTGTTGCTAAACAAGGTGTGGATGGATTGGGTGCGGTTACAATAGAATTAAACCCACCATCTCAAGAAGTTAGTGTAGATGTTAATGATATCATATCAGATACTAATACATTTTCTGTTCAAGTATATGATTCTCTTGGATTATACACATATGATGCAACACTATCTACAAATGGAACTTTTAAAATTACAAACTTAACAGATTCAAATGGAGATGGTACCTCATCAAATTCAGATGGTACAATAACTGCTGCAAAGCCGGCTAGTGTACTTGGTAACCTAATTACATTTGATGTTACATATAAAGATAGAGATGGAAATGAATCAGATGCTATTGAAAAGACGCACTCAATACGAGTTATAGCAGAGGGTTCAACCGGTCCAGGTATTGTGTTTACAGGTCCATGGAATTCATCACGTACATACCAATATGATATATCTAATGGAAGAAGAGATGCTGTTTTATATGATGGAAGATATTACGCTACATTACAATCTAATACAAACCAAGTTCCTACTTCAGGTGGAAATACTTTCTGGCAAGATTTAGGTACTGAAGATTTCTTTGTAGCTGCAAAGATAGCAATATTTGATGAATCGTTTGTTAGAAACACTTTGAATATTGGTTCGAATAATAGTGGTGCACTTTCTTCAGCAAATATAACCTTATATGGTGGAGATAATTTTCCTTACTTCTCATTAGGTCAATCGAATACACAAGGAAATCAAGGATATTCGGTTGGGGATGGTATATTCATTGGTAGGGATGGTGATGGGGAATATAAAATGTCTCTTGAAAATGGAAACACTAACTACCTTAAATGGACAGGAACTACATTAGAGATAAAGGGAAATATTAGCGCAACTACCGGTACAATATCAGATACAGTTACCATTGGGGGTACGACAGCTGGAAATTTGTTAGGACCAGGTGATGCGGCTGGAGATGTAAATAGTAATACCACAACCATTCAAGGTAATAAAATTAGGACAGGAAATATTCAATCAAATAGTTATAGTGGTGTAACTGATGGTAGTAATTTTTCAACAAATGGTACTAATTTTGATTTAACTGGCGGAACTATAACTACACCTTCGTTTAGAATAGATAGTAGTGGTGATGCGTTCTTTGCAGGAAATATATCAGCCGGTGCAAATATTACCGGTGCAAATATTACCGGTGGTGTGATTAATGGTACTACGTTTGTTGGGGCCGAAGGAACTTTTTCTGGTGAAATCACATCTACATTAGGTAATATCGGTGGTTGGATAATCACATCTGACAAAATTTATAAACCGAATCAAATTGTTTTAAATGCAGCTAGACCTGCGATTGAAATCCAAGATGGTACTACAATTCGTGTAGATTTAAACTCATCGGCAAATTTATCTGCATTAGGTGCGACAACTGCTGGTTCGGTAAACGTACCGGAAGGAACCGTTTATGATGGGGATACTAGATTTTCTCAATTTAGTAATCAAACTACGTTTACCGGAACCTTAGAAGATTCATATGATGCGGGCACAATAAGTACATCTGGATTATCTGGTCAAACTTTAACATTTGCATATGATTCTATTGATAACCAAGATAATTCATATCCAAGTAACGATGCATCATTATCTGCTAATATAGTTCTTGAAATACCGGGTCAAAACCCAAGTTCATATTACATGACAGTAGGAAATGCTCAAATTTCATGTACAATTTATTTACAACTAATAGATAGTGGTGGTAATGTTGCTGCTCAACATGTACAATCTGTTTTTAATGGGGTTGCTCTCGATTTAGTTGGTTCAACTCAATCAGAAGTTACTACTAGAAATTTTGTAACCATACCAAGTTCCCGTGGACCACAAGCAACTACATTTAATGCTAATGGTGGTACATATACTGTAAGAAGTAAAGTATTAGTTACATATAATATTCCAATATATTCAAGTATATTTCTTCCAAATGGATATTTTGCCGATTTAACTATCGAAGGACGTGGAGCCGGATACTCAAATGTTAGAGTATTTAAAGAAGTTTCGGTAACTGAAATAAATGGTGGAGGATTGCAGGTTGTAAGAACTACTACTGAATATGTTAGAATGGATAGACAAGCATCGGGTACAATGGTTGAGGTGGGTGGAAATATAACTGCTACTGGAAATATAACCGCATACTATTCATCGGATAAAAGATTGAAGGATAATATAATTCCTATTAATAATCCATTTGATAAAATAAATAAAATTGGTGGTTATGAGTTTGATTGGAGACCTGAATATGAAAAAATACATAATTCCAAAGGACATGATGTTGGTGTAATTGCGCAAGAAATTAAAGAAAATATGCCAGAATTAGTTGGTGATATGTATGGTGGATATATGGGCGTTAAGTATGAAAAGTTAACTGTATATCTATTAGAAGCTGTAAAAAATCTAAATAATAGATTAATTGAATTAGAAGAAGAAAACAAAAATTTAAAAAAGGATAAATAATGCCATTACCACCTAGCGGACCTCTGAGTATAAGAGATTTACAAGATGAAGCTACTATTTCTAAAGGTAATACAAACACCTTTACAGAAATGGCACAAGTGTTCAATATTGATAATTATAATGCAGCATCTCCACGTAATATTGTTTTAGCTGATTCTTTTTATAATAAAAGTTTAAATTTAACTGCTACTTCCGTTGGTATTTCACCAACATCGTTATCATATTCAAATGTAACAAGTACACAAACAATCAATTTTAGTACTAATGGATTTACATTAATGGTTGGCAAACCCGCTTGGTTAGAAACTGATACGGTTTATTTGAGTACTTCTAATAATGGTAGTATTAGTTTTGTAGCTTCTTCTAATAATACTCTTGGTAATACAGAACGAAGTGCAACAATTACATTCATAGGGCAGGGTGGGAATACATATCGTACATTATCAGTAGTACAGGCAGGTAATCCAGCTTCTATTGTATTAACTCCAAGTACAGCACAAACCATAGCTACATCTACAACTTCATTTACACAAGATGTAACTGTAACAAATCCTCTTGTAGTAACTGGTACGGTAATTGGTAGTGGGTTTACGTTATCATCTCCCGTTAAAACCAATTTAGGAAGTACAAGTAGATATAGGTTTACATTAACTATGGCAAGTAATACAGGCCCACAACGAACCGCTCAATTAAATTTTTCAATAAGTACTACCAATTTTAACCAAGAAAGAAGTATAACACATACACAATCTGGATTTGTAGAGACATTATCAATAGCTATTAGTTCATTATCATTTACATCAACTTCACAAGTTAAATCATTTACAGTTTTATCAAATACCGATTGGATTTCCAATATATCCGGTACCGGATTCCAACAATCACTATCATCAACAAGTGGATTTACCACTGCTAATATAAATGGTAATGGAGATGATGTTATTTACATACGGGCATTGAATAATACAAACACATCTACACGAACAGGAACAGTTTCAGTAGCGGTTACTGATGGAAGTCCATCCGATACTGTAAACTTATCACAAGCAGCATTTGTTGAAACATTATCAATTGCAACATCTACACTCTCATTTAGTGCACAAGGGGAAACTAAATTCTTTGATGTGGTATCAAATACAAATTGGATATCGGATATAACCGGAACTGGTTATCAACAATCCCTTTCATCTACAAGTGGATTTACTACTGCTAATATAAGTGGTAATGGGGATGATAGAGTTTATATAAGAATATTAGAAAATACAGGAACATCTACACGAAATGGTAGTGCATCGGTTTCTGTGTTAGATGGTAGTCCATCGGATTCTGTAACTTTTTCGCAAACTACTAAACCTATTTGGAGTAATTCAAATATTGCTATTAGTGGTTTTGATGTTGATGAATTTGGTGATATTTCAGTACCAACTGTTACAACTACTGGTAATATTGCATACACAATAACATATACAACTGGATTTAATTCAGGTACATCATATTCAGCTGCAGCTGGATTTCCATTAGTTGGTACAAATACACCAAGATATGTAAATGTTACGGTAAATGTACCAAGTACTTATCAGAATCCTGGTTCATTTACACGAACTGTAAGTGCTATACAGGAATCAAGAGTATATGGTGATGCACAAGTATCTATAACAAATTTTAGTGTTGCTTCAAGTGGAGCTATAACAGCTGCAAATGTAACTGCGGTGGGCAATCCAACAATTACAACCACATATACTCCTTTACAAAATTCAGGAACACCTGTTACTCTTGCAAGAGGATTTAAGGCTTCGGTAAATGATGAAACTCGATGGGTAAATGCTTCAATGACTGTTCCAAGCGGGTGGTTTAATTCCAATACAACTTTTGTAAAATCAAGAAGTACTGTTCAACAAGCAGTGGATTTAACTGGATATTTATATTTTCCATCCACTACTACTACCCAAAGACCTGGTTGGGAAGTTGGTGGTATAAATGGTCAGTATGTTCAAAGTGGATTTTGGGCGGCTACTGAAAGTGATACCCGATATTTAACATTTTCATTAAGAACAAACGCAGAGGTAACATATAGAGTAGTGGAAAATGGATTTGGTAATTTTTCAATAGTATCACCAACTTCTACACTAAGTTTATCATATATTGACTTTCTAACTGAATATCCAGATGTTTCACCATATATAACTCATTTTAGATTAAAGGTAACTGCACCAAGTGCAGGTCAAAGTGTTAATACCACAATCGATTTAACTACATCTGATACAAGTGGTAAAAACTTTTCAATTTATATTGAACTTGGTAGATTAAGCGGTGGTGGTACACCACCGGGTGTAACTCCTACCGTAGATACATTACCTACTGTTAAAACTCCTCAAGAACTATGATACAACAAGATATAATTTTTACCAAAAAAGAATGTGAAAAAATTCTATCACTCTGTGGAGAATTTGTACGTAGTGGAATTACAAATGATGGAATAACAGTTGAAATAACCGATGATAGAACCTGTTATGAACATTCATTTTATTCAAATAAAGAAGTTGAAGAACTTTTACTTACAAAACTAAGTAAATATAATATAATATCATTACCAGATGTGGTTACCGTTGTTCGATATAAAGAAGGGCAGTATTTTGATAATCATATAGATAGTGGGGTTGGTCATGAAGATAGATATAAATCCGTATCTATACAATTATCTGATAAAGCGGAATACAATGGGGGTGATTTAATCATATGGGATTTTGATGAAAATGGTGATAAAACATCATATTGTTCGGATAGAAGTTGTGGTAACATGGTAATGTTTGATTCAAATTTAAACCACCAAGTTGAAAGTGTTTTAAGTGGTACTCGTTATGTATTAGTGTTTTGGTTAACTAAAAATCAAATAAATGATTAAATGTATATTTATATAAAAGGTTATAATAAAAGTGTCAGATAAGAAACCACCATACTTTTTACTAGTGGCAACTGGAGCAGGAAATACTGTTCAAGGTGGGGCGGATATATGGGTAAATAACTTTCTAAAAGAAGTTTGGCCTCTCTTACCAAATCATCGATATTACCGATTATTAATAGATTCTAAAAGACCCGGAAACTTTAAACCAGAATCTTTACCAAAAGGATTAAAATATCATTTTCACTTTGATGATGAAGATATAACTCAAGAGTGGTGTGAAGAATCAGAGTGGATACACTTCCTTCATGGAAACTATCATTACCGAGAACATCTTTGGAAACACGAAGATAAGTTTGGAATAATTTTCGTTCATGCATATCCACGAGATATGACAGATGTAATGAAAAAGATGCCAGAATTAGATAGGATACAATTACAAACCAAAGTAGATGTAAATTTCTACGATGAGTTTATAATGACATGTAAGCGAAGAATTTGGATTGGTATGAACCCAACTTCGATGAAAGAAAAATTTCCAAATTACACTTATACAATTCCAAACTATTATGAGTTTCAAGGGCCAGCACAATTAACTACTCATGTTGATAATGGTGAAGTTGGATTTGCTGCTAGAGCAGAATCTCGTAAATGTTTACATTGGATGAATGGTATAACAAAAGGATACGCCTTAACAGACCAGAGAGATGTTCAAAATTTAAAAGATACTTCATCATTTACGTTACCCACTGTAGATTTATATCAATGGAATCCAAACATTTATCAAGCATTTATGGGTAAAACTTGGGGAATATTTCATGGAGCATATTTTAAAGAACCATTCGGTTATTCAATTTTTCAGGCGTTAGATTACGGAAAATTACCAATAATTAATACAGATTGGTGTAAAGATGTGGAGTATAAATACCGAGCAAGTACGAAAAATGAATTTGATGGTTGTATTAAACAAATATTAAAGGATTCGCATGAAACTCGTGTAGAAGAAAGAAATAAATTAATAGAATACTTAAAAAAGTACGATAATAAAAAAGACTGGATAGACCAAGTCAGAACACAAATGATTTCATTTTTCTAAATTATTTTATATATTTTTATATAAATATATACGTTTCATTAAATTCTCTATACTTATAACCATAGGGGGCAGGGGGACAGCACTAAAGCAGTGACAAAATGAGTATACTTAATACAAAATATATAAAAGACTTTATAACCCATAACTTAGACACTAAGACAGATGACACTAATAGAGAGTACGAGGTTCATACTCCTATTAAATATCGATGGACTCATGGCGCTGGTGATTTACATTTGGGTGATGGGTTGTTAATTTATTCTTTAATTCATTATCTTCGTGCTAAAACTTGTGTATGTTTAGGAAGTGGTGGAGGATTTATTCCACGGATAATGACACAAGCAAGATTCGATTTATACGAGGCTGGAATCTTTGGAGGAAATAATGATATAAATTGGGGTGATATTGGTTCAACGTACCTTGTAGATGCATCAAATGGAGTTGGTGGATTTACCGATTGGACTGATGAGAATTCTTTCTTTAGAAAAAACTTTGACCCAAGGTTATTACTTACAACTACCGAACGAGCTTTCTATGATTTTTTTGTTAAAGAAGATATAAAAATAGATTATCTACATATTGATGCTGGTCATTCCTATGAAGATGTAAAACAAGATTTTGAATTATATTCTCAATTACTTCAACCACATGGTATAATTTCTATTCACGATACTGATATCTCATTTGAAAAAGAACATTATATAACAGATGATATCAGAGAAGGATTTCATCAAGAATATGCAAATGGACCCGCTCAATTAATTAAAGAATTAAAGCAGGATAGTGATTGGGAAATTTTCAACTTATTCAATAATGGTATATTTAGAAGTAAACCATCTTCAACAGGTTTAACGATATTACAAAGATGCAAAAATTAAATTTAGTTACGGTTGTAGGACACAATACTACATTATTTCCACATATGTTAAAACATTACGAATCGATGGTAGATGAAATCTTCGTTGTGGTGTATAGACAGAGTGAAGATGATGGAATACTTGAAGAAGTAAAGAAGTGTGGTGTGGAACCTTATATGGTGGTTACAGAACCTAAATTTAATTGGGAGAAGGTAACTGAATTATATAACAAAGTAAAGCAAACTAAACCAGATGAATGGTGGGTGGTTGCGGATGATGATGAATTTCACTTGTATCCAAAAAACATTCGTAAGATGATAAAAGAATGTGAAGAAAATGGATGGGAGTTTATCACAGGTGGATTTCTCGATAGGATAGGAGAAGGAGGGAAGTTTCCAAATGTTCACAGATATACGGATATTTGGAAATCTTTCCCATTAGCAGGATTTTTTAGATATCCAATGAGTGGGGCTTGTCCTAACAAAGTTTGTGTAATGAAAGGTTCGGTTGATGTAACTTCGGGTCAACACTATGCAATTGTAGGTGAAGATGGTAAAAACAGCTGGGGGAAATTTCATAAAAAGAAATATCCAATTGGTAAAGGTGAAGGATTTGTACAAGTTCATCATTTTAAATGGGATTCAACTGTTTTAGAAAGATTAAAAGAAGTAAGTGAAACGAAAGAAGATTACACTTATTGGCAGGAATATAAAAAAATGTATCGAGGGATACAATTAAATGATTGGAAAATCGATATAGATAATCCAGATTTCCACATTGAAAAAATGGATGAAAATTATCATCAGAGTTATTCACAATGGGAAATACTTATAGATAAAATAGTTTCAGTATGATAGACCATAGAGGAGAACTTTACGATTTAAGGGATAAATTAAACGAAACTGGTTGTGGTTTTTGTTTAGCAAAATGGACACAAGTTACAATTCATTTGCAAAATGGTGAAACACATTCTTGTCACCACCCTATACCTCATAAAATTCCATTATTAGAATTAAGAAGAAACCCAACCGCACTTCATAATACCAAACATAAAAAACGTCAACGTAAGGAGATGTTAGAAGGTGGTAGGCCTGATGAATGTGATTACTGTTGGAAAGTTGAGGACAGTGGACCGGAGTTTTCTGATAGAACATATAAATCATCAGAACCTTGGTCAGAACCATTTTTTGATGAAATTAAAAATACTCCTTGGAGAAAAAACTATAATCCAAAATATGTTGAGGTTGCTTTTTCAAATGCATGTAACTTTAAATGTTCATATTGTGGACCTCAATATTCATCAGCATGGGTAACTGAATTAAAAAAACATGGTGCATATCCCACTACTGATAACTTTAATAATTTAGAGTGGTTTGAGGAAGTTGGTAAAATGCCTTATAAACATTCTGAACCAAATCCATATGTAGATGCGTTTTGGGAATGGTGGCCAGATTTGTATAAAGATATGCACACTTTTAGGATTACCGGTGGTGAACCTTCAATGTCTCCTGATTTTTGGAAAGTAATTGACCACATTCTTACTACTGATAACCCAAACACTAATTTAAAATTATCTATAAATTCTAACTTAGGTGTACCTGCTGTTCTTTATGATAAATTGGTAGAGAAGTTAGTTCAATTGGAAGAAAGTGGTAGAGTATCGGAACTCACAATATTTACATCAGTTGATACTTTTGGTAAACAAGCAGATTATATTAGAAATGGTCTAGAATTTGATGAATGGCAACGTAGAGTTGATGAACTACTTTCAAAAACTAAAAAATTATCAATAGCAGTGATGAGTACCTTCAATGCTTTATCAGTTCCAAAATATGCTGATTTAGTGGATTGGGTATTTGAACAAAAGGTAAAACACAATTCACCAGATAGATATTGGGTAACCGCTTTAACTTTAGATTCTGCTTATCTAAGATATCCCACCCATCAGATTGTAAAAATTTTACCAAAAGAATGGAGAGATACTTTGGAATCTATTGCAATTCAAATGGAAACTTTACATACTATTAAACCACTTTGGGAAATAGAAGAATGGAAAGATTGGTATTTAGGATTTACTCAAATTGAGATTGGAAAAATACGAAGAATTATAGATTGGTTTGATGAACCAATAGATGAAAGTGAACAGAATAAACTTCGTAGAAACTTCTACAATATGTTTAAAGCTCATGATGAACGTAGAGGTACTAACTTCAAAGAAACTTTTCCAGAATTAGCAGAATTTTACGAGGAGTGTGGCAAACTGTAATGGAACATCATTTAAAAGTTAAGAAGGAACTTGGTAAAGTATCATCAAGTTTCTGTTTAGCTAAATGGTCACAATTAACACTTTACTTACAAAATGGATATAACCATTCCTGTCATTATCCATCACCTCATAAAATACCATTAAGAGAAGTTCAGAGAAATCCAAAAGCACTTCATAATACTAGATATAAAAAGCAACAAATGAAAAAGATGTTGCGAGGTGATAGACCGAGTGAATGTGAATATTGTTGGAAGATTGAAGATTTAGGTGATAATTACTTTTCTGAAAGAATTTATAAATCTGGTAATTCTTTTTCTCAAATTAAAAAAGATGAAATCTTAGAAAAAGGTACCAGAGATATAGAACCAAGTTATTTAGAGGTTTCCTTTTCGAATACATGTAATATGAAATGTGCATATTGTACTCATTCAAATTCCACAACTTGGTTAGAAGAAATAGAAAGATTTGGTTCATATCCAACTTCAAATAATTACAATAAATTAGAAGAAGATAAACGAACTTATAAACAATCAGAAGAAAATCCATATGTAGATGCCTTTTGGAAATGGTGGCCAGAACTTTATCCAAAATTACACACATTAAGAATCACAGGTGGTGAACCACTTTTATCAAAAGATACTTGGAAGGTAATGGATGAGTTGATTGAAAATCCAAATCCTAATTTAATATTTTGTGTAAATACCAACTTAATGGTACCTGATAACTTAATCGATAAACTTATTGATAAATTAAATCAGTTAGATGGTAAAGTAAAAGAAATACAAATATTCACAAGTGGAGAATCGGTTGGTTCTCAAAATGAATATATTAGGTATGGATTAAAATATGAAGTTTGGCAAAAAAACTTTGAAAAAGTTCTTTCAAATGTAAAAAATGTACTCGCATCTTGTATGACAGCAGTAAATATTCTAACAATAGAATCCTATTGTGAGTTTGTGAGATACCTTTTAGAACTTCGTTCTATTTATAACAAGGAAGTTGATTATAACAAAATTCAATTTGTAAATAATTTCTTAATATATCCTGAATTTTTATCTATTGTAAATCTAGATACAGAAACAAAAGATAAATTTAAAAAAGATGTTGAAGAACTTATCCAAGAAAGAACTTGGGGTGTTTATGAAAATGGAGATGGGTGTTTAACTAATGAGCAAATAAACCAACTTCAAGGATTAATATCTCATATGTATAACAACACATATGATGAAGTAACAACAACAAAAAATAGAAGTGATTTTGTTAATTTTATAGATGAATATGATAAACGAAGAAATACAAATTTTCAAACCACATTTAAAGAGTTAAATAATTATTATAAGTTATGTCAGAAAAAAGTTTACAAAATACAGCGAAGTTAATTGATTCTATATCAACTTCCTTTTGTGCAGCTAAATGGTACAATGTATCTATTTGGTTAGGTAATGGAAGAACCGCTTCTTGTCACCACCCACTCGCACACTCTATACCAAAGGGTGAGTTGTTAGAAAACAAAACGGCTTTACATAATACCAAATTTAAAAAAGAACAACGTAAGTTAATGTTAAATGGTGAAAGGCCATCTGAATGTTCTTATTGCTGGAGAGTGGAAGATGCCGCTAAAAAAGATAGTGGTTTATTTTCTGATAGAGTTTATCAAACTTACAGATATACCGATGAGGAAGTAAAGGCAATTCAAAATATGCCTTGGGATGCAAACGTAATTCCAAAAACAGTTGAATTGGCATTTGATAACTTATGTAATTTAGCTTGTTCTTATTGTAACGCTGAATTCTCATCAACTTGGCATCAAGATATTTCTCGTGGAGGACCTTATCAGAATATGAAAACAACTGGTGGTTTTACTTTTAAGAATACTGGTCACCACGCAATGCCATATGGTAACAAAAACATAAACAACCCTTATATTGAGAAATTCTATGAGTGGTTCGAAGAAATCAGAGGAGGATTACAAGAATTAAGAGTATCGGGTGGAGAACCTGCTCGTTCCCCTTCGTTTTGGCAATTACTTGAGATGTGTGATAACGAAACATTTGATTTCGCAGTAAATTCAAATCTTATCTTAGAAGATGAGAGAATGGATACTCTATTAGATGCCGCAAAAAACTTTAAATCATTTGATGTTTATACTTCTGCAGAATGTATTGGTGAATTACAAGAATTTGTAAGAGATGGGTTTGAATGGGATACTTGGGAAAAGAACATATTACGAGCATATCATTCTGAAAATATTCGTTCAGTACATATTATGATGACAATATCAGCATTATCCATATGGAGTGTAGATGAATTTTTACAAAAGATTGTTGGGTGGCGAAAAGAATTTAATGATAAAGAAGCATTCTATATGAGTGTAAATATTTTAAGATTCCCATCATTCCAATCAGTAAATATTATTTCTCAAGACGTTAAAAACGCAGTTGCTGATAGATTAGAAAAAACAATTAAGGAAAATAAAGATTGGATGAAGGAGTGGGAAATTAATCACTATGAACGATTACTTACCTATTTAAGAAAAGTTGATGTATCATATGAAGATTCCGATAATATGGAAAATAAACATAATGATTTCAAAAACTTTGTAGAACAATACGCTAAACGTAGACAAAAACCAATAGAAGATTATCTACCAACTCAATTTATAGAATGGTTTGATACTATACAAAAAATAGAAGCATAGATATGAGTGAACAATTAGAAAATCCTGGTGATAAAATTAGTAAAACATTTTGTGTTTTACCTTGGTTACATTTAAACACGTGGCCAAATGGTAATGTATATCCATGCTGTCTTACTGATTGGAGAGAAGAGATTGGAAATCTAAAACACAACACATTAGAAGAGTTGTGGAATAATAAAAAAATGAAAGAAATCCGTCAGTATATGCTGGAAGGAAAGAAGCATTATAATTGTAGAAAGTGTTTTCAACAAGAAAAAAACTCTTTAGATTCTACAAGGACATCTTCTAATAGATGGTATGAAAAACATATACCTGATATTACTAAAAATACAACTGCGGATGGGCATAATAATGATTTTAAATTACTTTATTGGGATTTTAGATTTTCCAATTTATGTAATATGAAATGTAGAATGTGTGGTTCTTTTTTATCTTCAAAGTGGTATGAAGATGAAGTTAAAATATTCGGTGGTTCTGAGTTACCTCAAGCTATTATAAATGTTAATAATTATTCTCAAAAAGATATTAATCTTTATTTAGATGAATTTATTAATGATGTAGAAGAAATATATTTTGCAGGTGGTGAACCCCTTTTAATGGAAGAACATTATTATATTTTACAAAAACTTGTAGAGGTTGGTAATACTAATCTACGATTACGATATAATACAAACTTAGGTTATCTTAAATTTAAACAATATGATAACTTAGAGTTATGGAAACCATTTATAGAAAAGGATTATGGAAACGTAACTATATTTGCATCAATAGATGGTGTTGGTAAAAATGCAGAATATTCTCGTAAGGGTACAAAATGGGATATTATTGAAGAAAATATAAAAAAATGTATAAATAATCATATAAACTTCCATATATCATGTACGACTAATATTTTTAATGTAATGTATATTCCTGAGTATATTGAGTATTGGAAAAGGTTAGGAGTACCTCATTGGAATATTCATTTAAATAATGTATTGACAAATCCATTTCATTATTCTATTAATATATTACCCGATGATTTAAAGAACGAAACTAAAAAAAGATACATACAACATTTAAAATCATTAAATGAAGAAGAGGCTAATGCATTAAGACCTAAGTATGAATCTTTATTTAATTTTATGGATGAACCCTTATCTGAACCAAGAGAACGAATTGAAAAGGTTTTAAAACACACAACCGAAATTTTAGATGATGGTAGGGAAGAAAAATATAGATTTTTAGATATTATTCCTGAATATAAAGAATGGTATGAGTCAATACCATATAGAAAGGATTTAAAACTATCAGATGCACTTTATGAAAACGGAGAATAGATTTTTATGCGATTTACCTTGGAAACATATTAGTGTTCATCCACATGGTGTATGTTCCGTATGTTGTGTATCCAATCACGCACATGGACAATCAGCTGCATCTAATATTTTACCTGATGGTGGATACGAAAAGATAAATATTAGTGAGGGTATCCCTGCAATTATAAACTCAGATTCATTTAAAGAAATCAGAAGGCAGATGGTTGCTGGTGAAGTTCCCCCTGCTTGTAAAACTTGTCATGATGTAGAATTGGCAGGTGGAAAAAGTAAAAGACAAAAAGATTCTTTTTATAATACGGATGTTGATAAATCAACAAAACCCGATGGAAGTATAAAGATAGATTTAAGAAACGTAGAAATTAGATTAGGTAACTATTGTAATTTAAAATGTAGAAGTTGTAATGCAGAATCATCTACCAGTTGGATTAACGATTACATGAATCTTAAAGATAAAGTTAATTTCCCAAGTAACTACGATGAGTTACAAACAATGAAATATACAAACTATGATTGGGTTGAGGATGAGGATTTTTATAATGCTTTGATTGAACACTCACCAATGATAGACCAATTACATATTAGTGGTGGAGAGCCCTTTTTAGTTCCAAAACACTTTAAATTATTGGATAGATTAATTGAAGATGGTTTAGCGAGTAAAATGAAAATATTTTATATTACAAACGCTAATTACGATTTTGAAAAGATAAAACCTGCATTAGAAAAACTAAAACATTTCCAATTCGTTGGTATATCTATTTCAGTAGATGATTTTGGTGATAGAAACGATTATATTAGAAAAAACGCAAACTTTAAACTTACAATAGATAATATAAAGAAATTCATTACCGAATATAATGACCATAATTTTTATTATACCATTACACAAACATTAAATTCTTATAACTTCCTCTATATGGAAGAACTTACTCAGTATTTGGTAAAACGTGGTATGTTTAAATTAAATGGTAGTGGTTTAATCAAACGAATCATATCAAATCATGTTCATGCACCAGAATATCAATCAGCAAATATTATTCCAAAACAAATACGACAAGAAAAATTAGATTCTATAAAAGGATTACTATCAGATGAGTTTTATGATGATGTAGTTGGTAGGTATTATAACGCAGAATATAATGGGGAATCTAATACCTTTATTAGAACAACCGAAACAGTTGATAAATTTAGAAAAGAAGATTGGAAAGAATTATTTCCCGAATTGTATAATTCTTTAAAAAAATCTACAATATAAAATTTTATATATTTATATATAATTAAAGTTACATGGAAGAAAAACTTGCAATCATCGTTCCTTTTAGGGACAGACAAAAACACTTAGATATTTTTGTTCCCCATATGCATGAATTCTTAAAGGATAAGGGGATTGATTACACCATTTTTATTGCAGAACAATCGGATGATAGACCATTTAATTATGGTAAATTATGTAATGTTGTTGTAAAGGAAATCGGTGAAGAATATACCTATTTTGCATTTCATGATATTGATATGTTACCAATGAATGATGATTGTGATTATTCATATCCAGATGTTCCCATTCATTTAGCTACTCAGGTTCAAGCACATGGTTATAAACTACCTTACCCACAATACTTTGGTGGAGTGGTGTTAATAAATCGTGAAGATTTTGTAGAAGCAAATGGTTATTCAAATGAATATTGGGGATATGGATTTGAAGATTTAGATTTATTATATCGATTAAAACAAAGTGGTGCCCATACTGAAAAGTTTTATGATTTAAATAAAGTTTATTCAAATGAAAATTTATCAGATACATTACCATATAGAATTGAAAATGTAAAGATATCTTCAAACGATAAAACGCATTTATTAAAAATTGTTAAATTTCCATTAGATACGTATTCAGTTGGATTGATAAACCCATTAACAAAAGAATCAATTACAAAATCATTTAGTATTTCTTTATGGTTCAATGATAATGGAGAATATTCCGATATTAAAAAATTATTTTATTTTAAAGGATTAGATACTGGAATATTTCTGAACAATAGTACACAAATTATGTGTCAGATTTGGGATGATGTTGAAAAGAGTTATGGTTTATCCGTTGGTTATTATCGAAATCAATGGAATCATATAGTTTTTGGTGTAGATTTAAAAAATAATTTATTAAAATTAAATTTAAATGGAAAAACGCATAGTGTAGATATTCCAAATGATTTTAAAATCCACCCACATTATAAAGATATTATAATTTCTGACATAGATTCTCAAATTGAATTAGCATCTGTTATGATGTTTGATAGAATATTATCCGATGATGATATATCAGAACTTTATTACAATGGATATGAATCTTTAAATTATTTAGAAACTCAATTTGGGATTTCACCTATAATTAATTTAGATTTTGGTAATCACGATGAAAATTTTAACTACCCATCTCATTCATATAAAAAAATAGTTTTGGATAATGGCAAAAACTTTAATCACTTACGAGTTATAGGAACACCAATAACTGAAAACAAAATAATATCAGTAGCGGATCCTGTTTATCTACCTGTTAGATATCCTGGTAAATATAATACATTAACACACTCACGTGATACTGATATTATTGGTAGATACTATGATTATGATCCAGATGTAATAGAAAATTCAGATATATTTTTCTATGATATATTAACTAAAGATATAGATTGGAAAGATATTGGATTAAATTCATTGGATTATAATTTAGTAAAAGAAACAAACGAGGAAATAAATTACGAATCATTTAAAATAATTACATAAGATGACAGACGAACAATTTAAACAGCATATGGAGCTTATGGGTGAGATTTTGGAATCTACTCAAGCAATTGAAGATATGTTATTTGATGCTGAAATCAAAGACCACCAAAAGAAAGTTGAGTGGAATTTGTGGGAAATTCACAATTTAGCTAAATTCGCAGTTAAAGGAAGAAACGCAACATTAGATAACTTACCTGAAAACAGACCATCAAGAGATGCAGAAAGAGGAACGACTACTTCGAAGGAAGAGAGTTCAGAATCATAAATTAGGAATTATTGTTCCATATAGAGATAGACCTCAACAACTAAAGAGGTTCTTAAAACATATGGAAGAGTATCTTACTAATTTAGAGTATGAAATCTTTATTGTAGAACAATCAGATGATAAACCTTTTAATAGAGGTAAACTTTTGAATGTGGGATACACATATGCCTTGGATAAAGGATGTGATTACTTTGTATTCCATGATGTTGATATGTTACCAGAAGATGTAGATTACTCTTATACTGATAAACCCTTACATTTAGCAACTCACTTACAAGAACACGATTATGAAACCACTTTCTTTGATTACTTTGGTGGAGTAACGATGTTTAACAAAGAAGATTTCGAATTGATAAATGGATTCTCCAACGAATATTGGGGTTGGGGATTCGAAGATGATGACTTACTGATTAGATGTTTGGATTCTGACTTAGAATTGGATAAAACCCAAATCGAAATAGGCGGTTCGGACGAACTACACACATTTAAATTTAATGGGGATTCGTTTATCAAATTAGAAGGAGAAAAAACCACATTACTAAAAGACGATTTTACAATATCGGTATTAGTAAAACCACAAGGAGTTAAATTAAACGAAAATAAAGATTATGATGAATTTCCAATCTTATCTATACCGGGTTATAACATTGGATTATTTTACAATTCCTTTCGTAGATTCTTTTGTCAAACTTATGATGTAAATAAAAAACCATACTCAATCAACTCAGATATAATTGGTGAAGCTTGGGTATATCTTACAATGAGATATAATGATGGTAAGTATATTTCATTATTTGTAAATGGTGAATTGGTAGATACCATTGAAATGGAAGATTCTATTCTACCACTATCATCGGATGAAATTTTTATAGGTTCTGCAAATGGTAAAAAAGAAAATACAGAATTTCTATATGGAAATATTTCAAGTGTAGAATTATATGATGTTGCATTGGAAGATGATGAAATAAAAGAATTAAGTAAAATTCCACACAAACCTAAAGTAAGAAATGTGGGAGATTATAAATCTTCTGAGTTTTTACTTACACAATTATTGCCCGAATTATCAACGGAAACTACTTGTATAGATTTGGGTGGAAGTTATCAATCAACATTATTTAATGTATATCTTTATAAACTAAACCAATCATTTAAAACTTTTTTACCAAAACCCTTTCGTAGAAATAGTAGATTTAAATCTTTAAAACATGATTCGAACTCATCTGTTGGAAATAAATGGGTACATCAAGAAACAAGAATCAATCAATTAAAGTATTATAACGAAGTTAGGCAACATATAGCAAATTATAAAATTGATGGATTGAATACATTGAAGTATAATCAAACACATGTATATGAAGATACTTTATTAAATAAAATATCAGTAGAATTATGATAGATACGTTACATATTGAATTATCTACTTTATGTAACGCAGCCTGTCCTTGCTGTGCTAGATATATAATGAATAGTACTGTTGTTGGTGAATATTTAAATGTAGGATATATTAGTATTGATACATTTAAAAAATGGTTTCCTAGTGAAGTTCTAAATGATGTACAATATTTAAGATTTTGTGGCAATCATGGAGACCCGTGTACAAATCCTGATTTAATAGAAATTATTAAATACTTATCTAATTTTGAGTTTAAACGATTTCAAATAAATACAAATGGTGGAATGAAAACACCTAAGTTTTGGAAAGAACTATCCTTAGCTTGTAATTCATTAACGTTTGAAACACTAATTGTATTTAGTATAGATGGGTTGGAAAATACTAATCATATTTATCGAAGAAATGTTAATTGGAAAAAATTAATAGAAAATGTAACATCATTTAATTCCAACTCTACAAACAGGAATATATGGAAAGCTTGGGATTACTTAGTTTTTAAACATAACGAACATCAATTAGAAGAAGCACAGAAATTATCACTTGAATTGGGGTTTGATAAAATTCAATTTAAATCTCCAATAAATTTAGATGATGGTATTAATATAACACCTGTTCCTGTTTTGGATGGTCGTGGTAATATTGTAGATTGGTTACACCCATCTACTTTAGATGAATTTAAACCAACTTATTTATCTAATGATGCTAATGTTGTTTATATTGAACGGGAGTTACATGAACAAGTTGGTTGGTTTGATGATGAATTATCAGAATCGGATATAAACTTTATTAAAAAATATGAAAATATTAAAATAGAGCCAAGATGTGTTGAAAATGATTTTTATGTAGAATCACATGGTGATGTTTATCAATGTTGTTTTGTTGCAAATGATATCTATACAAAGAAAAAACATTATTTAGAAGGTAAATATGTAGATATTAAATTTAAACAGCAATTTGATGCTATGGATAAAATTGGGTTTGAAAAATTCAATTTAAATACAAATACAATAAAAAATATTATAGAAGATAGGTTATTATATAATGTGTATAATAAAAGTTGGGATAAGACATTTAAAGAAGGAAAAATATTAGAATGTGCTAATATATGTGGAAATATGAATTGTCATGATGTTTTGTTTGAATCTCAACGAGAAGAAAATGAAAATATAAGAAAACAACATTAAAATTATGAATAATTTACCTGAAATAGGAGTAATCTGTGGAAACTTTGATGTTATACATCCGGGTTATATTGAGTTGTTTAAAGAAATAAATGATAATTGTAAAAAACAATATATCTTATTACATGATGACCCAACGATGGAAAGACCAGAAAAATTAAAACCAATATTATCTACCGAAGAAAGAAAGGATATGTTAAAATACTTTTTCACAAATCCAGCTTTCTTAACATATAATACAGAATCTGAGTTATTATTTTTATTAAAAAGTATTAATCCAGATGTAAGATTTTTAGGTGATGATTATATGGGTAAAGACTATACAGGCAAAGAGTTAGGAACCTTAATTCATTGGATAAATCGTTCACATGGATGGAGTACCACAAAGTTTAAAACCGCAATTGCAGAATCATTATGAAATTAGGAGTTTGTGTACCATATAGAAACAGAGAAACTCACTTAAAAGAGTTTGTACCAAGAGTTGGTAAATATCTTGAAGAACATGGTATAGATTACTGTATGTACTTTGGTCACCAAACCGATGATAAACTTTTTAACAGAGGTGCAATGAAAAACATTGCAGCAAAACATGCATTCGAAGATGGGTGTGATTATATTGTATGGCACGATATCGATATGGTACCTGAAGAGGGTTGTGATTATTCTTTTCCAAAAGAAAAGCCAAGACATATTGCAACTCAAATTTCACAAATGAATTACGAACTAAAGTATGAAGAATACTTTGGAGGTGCAATTCTTTTCTCAAAAGAACAAGTAGAAAAGACCAATGGTTATTCAAATGACTATTGGGATTGGGGTATGGAAGATGATGATTTATTTTGGAGATGTGTTCTTGAAGGATATGCTGATGATACATATATGGATTATAACGGAACTCAAAAAGAATTCTTACGATTTAATGGTAAAGATTCATACGTTGAAATTCCCCCCTCACGAAAACTAAGAAATATAACATCTCGTTCTCATACTGTATCTATTTTAGCTAGAGCCGAACAACAAGAAGATAAAGTACCAATTTATTTAATCGGTGATGAGGAGCGAAGATTTGTAGAATATCCAATATTCAGACGGCCTGGTTATGATTGGGGATTATCATATAATAACTCACGTGCATATACCGCACAACTTTGGAATAATGAAGGAGAGCATCTTTACCAATGGATGAAACGATATGAAGGATTGTGGAGTTGGATAACTCTTGTTATTGATGAAGATAAAATTCATCTTTACATGAATGGTAAAGAATCGGATGCTAGGTGGGGAACAGGTACTAAATCACCTCAGTATTTTCAAGGTAATTTAAAGAGATATGGTAACACATCTTTTTATTTAGGAACAACCACATCAGTTTCATTAAACGATGTATCTAAGTGGTTTAAAGGAGATATAGCAGAAGTTAAAATGTGGAATCGAGCACTTACATCTGATGAAGTTAAATGTATTCATAATAATCCAATCAATGATGGGTTATCCCTACATTACGATTTTAAAGATGGGTTAGTGTTGGATAAAACCAACAATGGTTCTGATGGTATTATCCATAATTGTGAATATCTAAAGGAAGATATACAAATTCCATATACAACCGTACCACATCGAGTACCTGGTCGAATGTTTTGTTTAGAACATGAAGATGAGGGATTGGTAGAAGAAGGTGGTTCTATGAAATGGAAAAAAGGAGAAACTACCGCAAGAAATGAAAGAAGATATATCAGACAGATGCAGCAAGGTGAATGGAATTATAAGGAAGATGGTATGAACTCTTTAAAATATGAATTGGTTGGTATTGAGGAAATTGGAACTAATGCAAAAATGATAAATGTGAAACTATGAATAATCTTATAAAAAAGGAATTATATATAGTTTTTGATTTTAAAACCCCAAATGGGTATTTGCCTTTTTGTTATACTAAAAAAAATATTATAAATGTTTTAAAATATAACTTAGAAAATAAAGTACATTTTGGATTTTTTAATGAATGTAATAAAATTTTAACTAAAGAATTACATTCTTCATACATTAATGACCAGAATTTATATATAATTGTTATTGATGATAGATTAAAGCACATAAATTTAAATAAAATATTATCTCCTAAATTATATAATATGTATAATGAATCTAATAATTTTCACATAATATATCATGAATATGAAATCTCTGAAATGTATTCACTCATATAACGGACTTCGTGTAGCTAATGGTGGGTATGTTATGCCTTGTTGTTATTATGATGAATCTAAACCATTTAAAGATAAAGATAGTAAACTCATAAAAACAGATACTCATACATTTGAAGAAATGATGAATAATCCCGATAGAAAAAAACTTATTGAGGATTTAGAAAATGGTATTCAACATGATGGGTGTAAACGATGTTGGGATGATGAAAAATATCATGGTGAAAGTAGACGAACACGGGATTTAAGATTAGGATACTCGGAAGAGCCCATTGTAAAATATCTAGAGTTAAATTTAGGTAACACTTGCAATCTTGCATGTAGAATGTGTGGTGTTGGCGCATCCATAAAATGGTTTGATGAACACAGAGCAATACATGATGAGGGTGGAGGGCATTCCGATGATATTGTTTATAAAGAGTGGGTTAAAACAAACTATAAATCATATGAAGATGAATCTATGTTTTGGGGTGAGTTGGAAAAATCACTACCACATATAGAACAAATAGATATGTATGGGGGTGAGCCTATGTTGGTAAAAAAACAATGGGAAACTCTTAAAAAATCAATAGAACTTGGGTATGCAAAAAACCAAGAATTATCATTTAATACAAATGGTACTATTTTCAAAGAAGAATATATTGAAATTTTAAAACAATTCAAACGAGTTGTTATTTCATTCTCTTTGGATGCAACTGAAGATAGATTTAATTATATAAGACATCATGGTGATTGGAATAAAGTTGTAAATAATATTAAAAGTTGGTTAAAGTATAAATCAGATTCAATTTATTTTGATGTAGCTGTAACAGTTACTAATTTAAACATATATTATTTGGATGAATTGGTTGATTGGTGTTTGGGTATGGATTTAAATCCTTACTTTATAGATGTATCACATCCTGATTTTTATTCACCATCAAATTTACCAGATTCCGCAAAAAATCTGATAAATAAAAAATTTGATATATATTTATATAAGAAAGAAATACCACAACATATTGTTGGTGGTATTAAAGGTTCATTGCAGAATATGAACGATACTCAAATAAATGATTTTGTTTGGAAAAAATTCTTAAAAAATAATAAATTTTTGGATACTTCAAGAAAACAATCATTTGAAGAAACATTCAAAGAACTAAACTCAGTTATATGAACAAAATACTTATCACCGGAGGAGCAGGTTACTTAGGGTCGGTAATTACAGAATTACTATTAGAAAATTCTTCAAAAGTTACTGTATTAGATAATATGATGTATAACCAAACATCATCTATTATCTTTTCACATAAAAAAAACTTTAAATTTGTTAATGGTGATGTACGAGATAAGGAATTATTAAGAGAATTGGTATTACAAAACGATATAATAATTCCACTTGCAGCAATCGTTGGATTTCCTGCATGTGAACGTGATAAGGAATTAGCAACACAAATAAATTACGAACACGTTAAGTTTGTTTGTGATATTGCAAAAGAAAATAATAAAAGGGTGGTTTACCCGAACACCAATAGTGGGTATGGGATAGGAGAGAATGGTGAGTGTACTGAAGAAAGTCCACTTAACCCCATTTCACATTATGGTGTTACTAAAGTTAATGCTGAGAGAGAAGTGTTAGGAATCGGTGGAATTTCGTTAAGACTTGCCACCGTATTTGGAACCTCCCCTCGAATGAGAATGGATTTATTAGTAAACGAATTCGTTTATAAAGCCCTAACTGATAAATCCATAGTTCTCTTTGAAAAAAAGTTTGTAAGAAACTTCATTCACATCAGAGATGTGGCATTGGTATTTGAAAAAATTATAAATGAATATGAAACTCATAGTGGTGAAGTATTCAATGTTGGTCTATCATCAGCAAATCTCACAAAACAACAACTATGTGAAAAAATAAAAGAACAAATTCCTTCTTTTGAGATTTTTTACAATGATAATTATGAGGACCCGGATAAACGAGATTATATTGTTTCCAATTTAAAATTAGAAAAAGTTGGTTGGTCACCTAATTATACATTAGAAGATGGTATCGAAGAATTAATTAAAACCTATACCATTCTAATAAAGAATTTAAGTTCAGGTTATAGAAATGATTTTCCATTAGGTTATGGCATTAAATAGAAGTATATTTTACAAAGAAAGAGATTGGAATGATTTTCATTATTATAATGGAACAACTCTCCATGAACTAAAAATTGTACAACCTTCGGTATATCACGAATATCGTGGTTCTATTTCAACCACGTATCATTCAGATTACTATGATAGATTACTACCTGCCAATGAACGTAATGATGGATTGGCTTTTAAACATGATAGGTATTCTAAATCAAAATTAAATGTATTACGTGGATTACACTACGATGATAAAACTTGGAAATTGGTATCATGCATTCATGGCAAGATTTTCTTAGTTGTATTGGATGTAAGACCCCACTCAACTACATTTGGTAAATGGGAATCTATTATAATATCACCAGAAACTCAAACACAAGTTTTAATACCACCGATGTTCGCAAATGGGCATTATATTATGGAAGATGATTCTATCTTTTCATATAAAATGGCATATCATGGTGAATATAACGATGAAACAAAACAGCAAACAATAGTTTGGAATGATAAACGATTTAATATAGATTGGCCTACTGAAAATCCAATCTTATCAAAAAGAGATAAATATGGAAATTAAAAACTTAGATTATCATGAGGATAGATGGGTTAATGGAAATTGGTCTGAACAAGATTTAGTAGATTTTGAAGATGATATAATTTCACATTGGGAAAATGGTGAAATATCAGGACCCATTCACTTATCTAATGGTAATGAAAAGGAACTTATCAGAATATTTGATAAAATTGGAATTAATGATTGGGTATTCTCTACATGGAGGTCTCATTATCACGCACTTTTACATGGTGTAGAACCATTGGTATTAAAACAAAAAATACTTGATGGTAAATCTATTACAATTGTAGATAAAGAATCTAAATTTTATGCATCCGCAATTGTAACTGGTACTTTGCCTATTGCGCTTGGAGTTGCAAAATCAATTAAGTATAATGGTGGTGATGATAAGGTTTGGGTATTTTTAGGAGATATGGCATTTGAAAGTGGAATCTTCTATGAAGTTCACAAATATGCAAGAAACTATGATTTACCTTTGTATTTCGTAGTAGAAGATAATGGTGTAAGTACAAACACACCAACATTAGATACATGGAATGGTATTCAGAGAGAAATACCAGAAGATGTAATATATTATAAGTATGAATCGAAGTACCCACATTATGGTACTGGTAAATGGGTAGTTTTTTAATGAAAACAAAAGGAAAAGTTTTAGTAACAGGTTGTAGTGGTTTAGTTGGAACTCATGTAGTTAAAAAACTACTTGAAAAAAACTACTCAGTGCATGGTGTTGATATAAATCCCATGAAGGAGGATATTGATGATGACAGATTTTTATTCTCATCTACCGATTTAAAAGAATCGGATGATATGGTTGATATGTTTAATTCAATGAAATACGATGGTGTAATTAATGCATTTGGAATTAAAGGTTCTCCAATTAGAGCAAAAGAAAAACCATTAGATTTTCTTGAACCATCGATAAAAGTAAATACAAACATAATTGAAAACTCTCACAAACACAATTGTTGGTTAGTATTTATGAGTTCAGTTGGTGTTTATGAACCTGCTGAAGAGTTTGTAGAAGATACAGTATGGAAAACACTCCCATCACCAAATGATTGGTTTCCATCCTGGAGTAAACGAATACCCGAATTATACTTGGAAGCTCATAAAGTTCAACATGGATATGATAGGTGGACAATTGTAAGACCGGCAAATATATTTGGTGAATACGATAACTTTGGAGACGGTGCAACTGTAATTGGAGCAACGTGTAGAAAAGTTTATGATGCAACTGATGAAATTGAAGCATGGGGAGATGGAACTCCAACTCGTGATTTTATTTATGCCGGCGATGTTGCCGATGGATGTATAGATTGTTTCGAAAAAGAATTACACATCACAACAAACTTAGGAAGTGGAGAAGAAATCTCAATTAAGAGAATGATTGAAACTGTTGCCAAATCAAGTGGCAAAGAAATAAAAATAAATTGGGATACTTCTAAACCAAATGGTGATATGAGAAGAAGAATGTCAACCAAGATACAAGAACAATATGGTTTATTACCAAAATTAGGATTTGAAGAAGGAATTAAAAAAACATATGAGTATTATGAAAAAAACAGATAAAGTATTAGTTACAGGAGCAAGTGGATTTATTGGTTCACGATTAGTTAAAATGTTATATGAAAATGGTTACACGAATCTACGTACCACATCGTGGAGTAGAGGGTTACGTGAGGATTTTGAAGGATGGGAAAATATTGAACATTTGAATGGAGATTTACGAGAAGCTGAATTCTGTGAAAAAGTTTCGAAAGATGTAGATGTAGTATTTCATGCTGCAGCTAATACTTCGAATGCATTGGATACCAAAGTAAATCCACTACTCCATGTAACACCAAATGTAGAAATGAACACCAATCTTATGGAACAAAGTTGGAGAAACAAAGTTCGTAAGTTTATGTTTATTTCGTCTAATACCACGTATCCAGATATTGGTGGCGAGTATTGTACTGAAGATATGAATGTACAAACACCAAACATCTATCCTGCTTACAAAGCAGTTGGTTGGATGAAAAGATATGGAGAAACTCTTTGTGAATTCTTCTCTAATCAAATCCATGACCCGATGCAATGTGTTATTATCAGACCTTCCAATTCATTTGGACCGAATGATAAATATGATTTTGAAAAATGTCATGTTACACCAGCAAACATCAGAAAAGTGGCAGATGGTTTGAATCCAATTCCACTATGGGGTGATGGAACGGAAGTTCGTGATATTATTCACGTAGATGATATGGTTAGCGGATTTATTACAGTTGCTGAGAAAGTAGATAAATATGATATCTATAATGTATGTTATGGTAAAGGGCATACAGTAATGGAAGTATTAGAACTTATCAAAGAAATTGAGGGGAACGACAATCCAATCGAGTTTGTGAATAACAAAGCACCGATGATTCCAGTTAGATTATTATCAAACGAAAAATTAAGAAAATTGGGTTGGGAACCTAAATACGATTTACGAAGTGGATTGGAAGATGCACTTAAATGGTACAAAAAAAATAAAGACCAGTTTGACCCAAATTCAAAACCATAATGAGTAAAGGTATATTTGCATTAGGGGATTCATTTACGTGGGGTGAGGGATTATACTTCTATTCCGATTTAGATAATCTACCATTCAACCATGAACATACATTTGATTTTAACTCAATCACAGAGGGAATGGCTGCCTATAAAAACAAGTATAGATGGTTAAATCTTGTGTGTAGTGAATTGGATACTTGGTCTGTAAGTAAACTTTTAAATGGTTCTATGAATGGTTTAAATATTCGTTTTTTATCTGAACTATTGGAGAATAATGGGTTTTTAGATTTACGAAAAGGTACTTTTGTTAATAATGATATTTGGAAAAATTATCAGTTTAATATAAATTTAAGTGATTTCGATACTTTAATATTTCAATTTAGTTCAATATCTAGAGATGAGGAAAGTATAACAAGTTTATTAGAAGAACTTGATATTCTTTTGACTAAAGTTGAAAATGAATATAATATTAAAGTATATACTTTTGTTTGGATGGTTGAGAATTATGAAAATCCTATCTACCAAACAAAGTATATGCATAGGCATGTTCCTATATATTTTAACAATGATAAATACAATTATTTTGAACCATTAGTAAATGAAGATTCTTTTAATCTAACAATAAAATCAGATTTCGCACAAAAAAATCTTCAGATTAATGATATGCACTTTAATCATAATGGAAATAGAGTAATAGCAAATTCTATAATAAAAAAAATAAAAGAAGATAAAAATGAGTAAAGGTATCCTCGGAGTTGGTTGTTCATACACCTGGGGTGAAGGTTTGCAGTTTTACGCAAATATGGAATCTACTGAAGTTTCTAAAATTCATAATTTCGCACCCCATCATTTAAGAGAACCACATTATCTTTTTAAAGATGCAAATAGATTTATAACGTTGGTTGCTAATCATTTTAATACATGGTCGGTTGCTAATAAGAATAATGGAGGAACTAATTTAGGAATGATAAATGAAATCTTAAATCCAATAATATGTAATAATCGTGATATTCACCCATCTGATATTGGTTTGGTTATTGTTCAATTTACACAAGCAAACCGAGATTTTGATGATGGGGGTATTAAACTATCTGAAAAAGAGTTAAATGATAAATATACTGAACAAGTAGAGTTATTTAACTCCGTATTACGTAAATACGAATTATTGGGTATTAAGGTTATATCACTTTTATGGAATGAAGCATTTTGGATGAATAATGCATATCAAAGATTATTTAAAGATAGGCATATTGATATTGTAATTGATGGATATATGAGCCATTCATTTGATTATTTTATACATAATGATGAATATGGAATAACAGTTAGGTCTGATTTTAAAAAATATGGATATCAGATAAATGATATTCATTTTAACTTAAAGGGTCATAAAATAATATCTGAGTTAATAATAGATAAATTAAAAAAAGATAATTTCAAAATAGATATAAATCCACATATTACCAACAATTATATAAAAAAAATTATATCTCAAAAACTAAATTAAAATGACACAACCACACTACACACCATATGTAGATAATCTTACTGAAGCAATGAAACTTGTGATGGATGACCCATCTACAATTTTTATTGGACAACAGATTGTTTATTATGGTAATCCAATGTCAAAGACAATTGAAGGTTTACCAAAAGATAGAATGATAGAAACTCCAGTAATGGAAGAAACCCAAATGGGAATGACTATGGGTCTTGCGATGACAGGTCATCGAGTAGTTACTTTTTACCCTCGATGGGATTTCTTAATCCTTGCTGCAAATCAATTAGTAAATCATTTGGATAAGTTAGAAGCAATGTCCGATGGAGAATGGAAACCAAATGTAATTGTAAGAGTTGGTAAAGGTTCTGATAAACCACTTGACCCGGGTCATCAACATAAAGCAGATTACACGGAACCCTTCAAACAAATTTTAACTAATGTAACTATACAAGAATTAAAAAAATCTGAACAAATTTTACCTGCATATAAAACTGCTTTATCTGATGGGGGAATACATATACTTGTAGAATATCCTGAATTGTATTATGAAAATTAATCTTATATATGATTTAATTGGACCAGATAATTTAATAGTTAACGGAGTTAATTTAGACCACCTTGAATATTTTTGGGATTTAAATTTTAATATAGTAGATAATATAGAACATGAACCGTTTAAAAAAAATTTTCCAAATACAACTTACTGGAATATTGGTTCACTTGGTTCACTTGAACTAAATTGTATAAGTATTTCTGATATTGATTGTGATAGTGAGGATTCTGTTTATTTGTACCCCGTTAGTGTAAATGGTGATTACTATAATTCTTTAGGTTTGGCTGATAATCAAATTTCTTTTTTTAATTTTTTATCAAAAAATATAATTGAATTATTAAAAACACATAACAATGTATTTCTATTCTATGAACAAACCGGTGAACCATACTTTGATTCAACTTTGTTAAAAAAAATATATGATGATTCTATTTTATTTGAAATACCAATTAATAAAATATTAATAGTAAATGGTACAAATAGTAATCAAATTATTTTAGATGATTTTATTGATAAATATGGGAGTGCTGATGGTATTAGATTAGTAACATTTAATTGGCCAATACCATTTAAATCATTAGAATTACGAAGTAGATTGGGATATGAACCAAATAAAAATGCAGAAAAATCAACCATAGCTGATATTTCCCATATAAAAAAACCAAAATCACATAAGGGGTTATTTTTAAATAGACGTTTAAGATATCATAGAATTCTTTCATTGGCATTACTAGCTGAAAATGGAACATTGGATAGTATGTTATATTCTCTTGATATGAATTTAAATTTTTATGACAATTTTAAAGAAACATTATTGTATAATGATGATACAATGCCTCCTGTGATTATTAGAGATAAATCTATCCATGATAAGTTAAAAACTGGATATGATATACTATGTGATATCAATAAAAAAACGATTGACTTTGATGATTTAAACTCCGTACATGGTTATGGTATGGAAACAAAAGAAATATATGAAAATACTTTTTTTAGTGTAGTATCTGAAACAGAATTTAGTAAATTTACTCAATCATTTACTGAAAAAATTCTAAAACCTATAATGCATTTTCATCCATTTTTTTTAATTGGAAGTCCGTATATTTTACATCATTTAAAAAAATATGGGTTCAGAACATTTGATAATTGGTGGGATGAGAGTTATGATACAATGGAAAATGATGATGAGAGGTTATTATCTGTTATTAATCAAATACAAATTGTATCAAATTTAAGTAATTCTGATTTATATAAAATGTTAGAGGAAATGCGAGATGTATTAATCCATAATCATAATTTATTAATCAGTTATGGTGGAGATACTATTAAAAAAATGATATATCGTAACTTAAAATCGGTTATAAAATATGAACATAATGTTTTATTGTAATATAAAAAACAATTGGAACCTCAGATAGATATTCGTAACGTATATGAACACGTAAATCATGTGGGTCAACTTACAAATTCTATACATGATTTGGATTTAGATTCTGAAGGGATTTTACCATTTTGTGCTCAAAATTTAATTCATATTGATGATGTGGATATTAATTCATCGCACACTTTGTATTTATATAACATATCAACTTTTGGTAAAATACACACTTCTCTTGGATTGGATTCAAATCAAACAAAATCTTTATTTTCAAATATATCCGATAAAGTAATTTCGTATAGTAAATCTATTAAAAATTTTTATATATTAATATATTTTGGATTTGAAAATGAGTTAGATAAGTTTCATATAAATAAATTGTACTTAGATTCTATTCAATATAATATACCCAGAAATAAAATAATTATATTATCGAATAATTTTGGAATAGAGGATAATATTAATAGATATAAATCAAAATATAAAATAAAAAATAGTAAGGATTTTTTGTGCATTATATATAATTTACATATGCTATATAAGGGTAATGAATTAATCGATTCTCAGACGGTTGACTTATTCTTAAAAGAGGATGATATTATTAGTTACAAAAAAAATAAACTTTTATTTTTAAATAGAAGGTTACACCCACATAGAATATTAATGTTATGTTTATTAGCAGAATCTAATAATATAGAAAATAATTTGATATCGTTTGATATGAACTATACTAATACGGATTATTTTATAGATTATATAAAAACGCATAATTATCTTGGATTGGATGAATATTCTGAGCCAAATGAGATTATAAAAAATATAATAAAATCCAATGATATGTTAAAAATAACAAAGGGTTATGATATTTTAACAAAAATTAATAAAAAATCATTAGATATAGAAAATTATGAATCAATAGAGGGTAGGTCTTTAGAAGTTGATGATGTTTCATTATATAAAGATAGTTATTTTAGCCTTGTTTCCGAAACAGAATTTTTTACAAAATGGAATATATATACAACTGAAAAAACAATAAAACCAATACAACAATATCATCCGTTTGTTATATTAGGAAACCCAAATACTTTAAAATATTTACAATCAATGGGATTTCAAACATTTTCATCCGTTTGGGATGAGAGTTATGATAATGAAATTATTGATTCTGTTAGAATATTTAAAGTAAGCAAACTCGTTAATTCTCTGATAAAAAAAACTGATGATGAGTGGGTGGATATATTAAAAAAAATAAAACCAATACTTATACATAATCGAGAATTATTAAAAAAATATTCTGCAAATAATAATATTTTTAATATAGAACAAACCATATATAAAAATTTAACAGATGAATCCATTCAAAATTATCAAAAATTATTTTAATAAAAGAAAACAAGAAAAACTCTATAAAAAGAAGTTAGAAGAACTTCGTAAAAGAGACCCATTCATTTACAAAAATCACTAAACTTTTTGTAACCCATATTTATATACTGATAAGGTATATACTAAATGAATGAACTTTCTAAATATCTCGTAGAGCAAATTCTACTCGAGGATGATAATCCTATTAAAAAGATAGTAGTTGTTTATGTTGGGAGATTTCAACCTTTCCATAAAGGACACTATTCTACTTACCAACATCTTGTAAAGAAATTTGGTAAAAATAATGTCTTTATAGGAACTTCTAACAAAGTATCTAAACCGAAATCTCCATTTAATTTTAAGGAGAAGGTTCAGATAATGACATCGATGTTTGGTATACCTAAATCCAAAATACATCAAGTTAAAAACCCATACCAACCAACTGAAATCCTTAAAAAGTTTGATGAAACTACCACTGCCTTCATAACTGTTGTTGGTGAGAAGGATAAATCTCGTTTAGGTGGTAAATACTTTACTCCATTAAAAGGAACTCCAACTGAGGGGTATAGAGATAGGGGATATGTTTACGTATCACCATCTCAATCCAACCCAATAAGCGGTACTGATGTTCGTAATGGATTATCATTAGGTTCAGATGAACAAAAACAATCTTTCTTTACAGATAGAGCATACCCAAAATATAACAAAACCATATTCAACTTAATCACTTCTAAATTAAACGAAGGTATCTTTATTCCTAAAGAACGAATTGAAGAATGGTTAATCAATGAAGCATCTAATGTTGTTGGTAATATGGGTAGTGATGTTGATGATGGACCAAACAACTTTTTTCCTAACTTTGATATCTTTTCTAAAATAAACGTTAAAAGAGCTGCAAAGATTGGATATGAGATTGTTAATATGATATCATCTAAAGAATTAGAAGATTATTATGAACACCCAATTTATCCTAATGGGCCTGTAAAAGCAGTAACCCCATTCCCTGCTGGTGTTCTTGGTGCTAAAACTGCAACTAACCAAATTGATATCTATTCAAGTGATGCTTACTCAAAATGGTTTACTCATGTTACTCGACAGGCAGCATTGGTAGGATATTCGGTGGTAAGTGGAATAGAATCTAATCAGACTGATAAAGAAACTGCACTTGGTTCTCAACAAGGAGATAAAGAATCTCAATCGGAATATGAAAACTCACTTAAAGAGGCAATAAACTTACCAGTAGAAATTGGTGATACTTTATTAATGGGTAAATTTAAGAACAAAAAAGTTGTTGTTAAATCTATTGGTAAAGATGAACATGGTATGCCAACTATTAATGGTAAGAAAGTAGTTACATTCAGATATATGAATGAAAACTTTGTAGTAGAACTCGCAGGAACTACAATCCAATGTGAAAAATGTAATCATTCATGGGAAATAGAATCTGATGATAACGAAAAGTATCTATGTCATTCGTGTGGTTGGGATTCTCAACAACAAGAATACGATTATGATGCATTTGATTCATGGCAAGAAAAGAATGGTATATTGGGAGAATCTGAAGATTTAGAAGAACGAGGTAAGATGAGACCAGCTGATAAGTTGAGAAGAAAAGCTGCAATGGCTGGTAAGAGAGCTCAAATAGCAAGGAGACGAGCAAGAACAATGAAGAGAAGAAAACCTCTTTCTAAACTTAAAAAGATTGCTTACAAGATGGCATACCGACAAGTTTATGATGAGTTTGCAAAAGAATTATTTCCCGATATAAAGAAATCCGATTTATCTATCAAACAATCTCAGGTAGTTCACAAGAATGTAGTTAGAAAAAAAGGTAGAATATTGAAACGAGCTAAGTTTAAGTTCTTACCTGTTTTACGTGCAAAGGAAGTAGAGAAATTCTCTCCTAAAAACGAACAAATTACAAAAATAAATGAAGGAATTGAAAATACTTTATCAAGTAAATATAAAGTTGATTTAGATATTTACGAATACCCAAATCACTTAGAGTTGAGAAGAGTTGTAGTACCACAAGACCAACGAAATAAAGGTATTGGTTCTAAGGTAATGCAAGACTTGATAAAATATGCACAACAAAATAACAAAGATATTTTCACAACACCAAGTTCGGATTTTGGTGGTTCGAAATCAAGATTAGTTCAGTTCTATAAATCATTTGGATTTAAGAATAACAAAGGTTCTAACCGAGATTTTAGAAGTAAAGAATCTATGGTTCGTTTAAGTGAAGGTAAGGAACTTGAAAAGTTAGGAATTACTAATTTCAAATCACTATTCAAAAAAATGCCATCTGAATTACAAAAAAGGGTATATAACTTAAAAAACTTTGGACAGAGGTTGGATAAACATCCAGAGGGTAATGTTTTAAAACATACAATTACAGTTGTAAATCGTTCTTTAAAAGATGATGATATTGATATTGCAATAGCAGCAATGTTTCACGATATAGGAAAAGATGAAACCGCAGGTATTCATCCAAAGAAGGGTCATATTACACACTTTGGGCACGAAAAAGTTTCTGCTTCATTGGTAAAGAAATATAAAGATTGGATTAAGTCCGTTGGTGGTAATGTTGCTAATGTTTTATACGTTGTTAAAAATCATATGAGATACAAACAACTATCTGATATGAGACCAATAAAACAAGATAAATTAAAATCATTCAGAGCATATGATAAACTAAGTAAATTCTCCAAACATGATAGAGGTGGATTGGGTGAATCTTTAAGTGAATCAACTGATAAATTAAAATTATCTATACCAACTGATATACAAAAGATGCATACTGCATTTAAAGAAAAATATAACGAAGGTATGAATGATAATATAGATAAGTTATTAGAGGATTTAGATAATCATATTGTTGAGATGTTTTATCCAACAACTAAAACATCAGACCAGTTAATAAAAGAAAATATTAACGAATCTAATATGTTAATGGAAGGTGGTGCATATGGGCATATGAATCATCCATTTGATACTGAAATCAACTTAACCTTTGGACAACTTAAAGATATCGTTAATCGTGCATTGGAAGGTAACTTAGAATTTACACGAGAAAAAACTGATGGTCAAGCACTTGCAGTTTCTTGGGTAAATGGAAGATTAGTTGCTGCAAGAAATAAAGGACATCTAAAAAATAGTGGTGAGAATGCATTAGATATAAAAGCAGTTGCTGATAAGTTCGCTGGAAGGGGTGAATTGGAAAAAGCATACAACTTTGCTATGAAAGATTTATCTGATTCTATTAAATCACTATCATCAAAACAACGAGAGAAGATTTTTAAAGGAGGTTCGTGTTTTATGAACCTTGAAGTAATATATCCTACTTCAGTAAATGTAATTCCTTATGGTCAACCTCTATTAGTATTACATGGAACAATGGAATATGATGAGAATGGTGTTGCAATTGGAGAAAATGCAGATGCTGGGAGAATCTTGGCAGGTATGATTAAACAAATCAACAAAGATGTACAAAATAATTACACAATTCAAGGTCCACCTGTAATTAAATTACCAAAATCACAACAATTATCCTCTAAAAAAGGAAAATATACCTCACAAATTTCTAAATTACAAAAAGAATTCGGTTTAAAGGATACTGATGGAGTTGCAGAATACCACCAAGAGTGGTGGAAACAATGGATTACTAAAAATTCACCAACAACACTCGATAATAAAACTCTAATGGGGTTAGTTAAGAGATGGGCATTCATGGATAAGAAGTTTAGATTAGATAAAAAGAATATTGCTGATGAAAAAACTCTAATTTGGGCAAAGAAAATTGATTCACAAGACCAAAAGAAAATTTCAAAAGATAATTTAATGAAATTTGAAAATATTTTCTTAGGGGTTGGTGCAGATGTATTAGAATTTACATCATCAGTACTTACTGTAAACCCAGATGAAGCAGTTCGCTCGATAAAAAAGAGAATAGATAAGACAATTAAAGATGTTAAGAAATCAGGTGACCCTAAAAAGATTGAAAAATTAAAATTAGAGTTAAAACGATTACAATCTATTGGTGGTCCTTCTAAAATTGTACCAAATGAAGGAATTGTTTTCCAATATAAAGGAAATACTTTCAAATTGACTGGTGCATTCGCATCTGTAAATCAACTATTGGGTATATTCTTCTAAATTTATCGTTTTCTTCTTTTTTATATATTTATATATCAAGGTATAACCTAATATGTAATAATGAGTAAAGAATTCAAAAAGAAATACATGCACCCAACTCGTAGAAAGTTGGTAGATATGGTACAAACTGGTGTGTACGATAAAAATACCACTATTGGATACACTAAAACAAAGGAAACTCACGAAATTGGTGATGTATGGGAAGATGAACATTACAAATACGAACAAAAGGATGGATTTATCACTAAGACTGGTAAAAACTCCGATGCATTGCAAGAAATTCGTAATTATGTTCAGAAAAGAACTGAATGTAAATCTCCTAATTGTGAAACCATAAAAAAAACTACAAAAGATAAAACTTTAATCAAAAAGACTGGGTTTTGTCTTGATTGTATGATAAAACAAGAACATATTATCAGAACAAGTGGTTTTTGGAAAGAATACGAAGAATATAAAGTATCAACTAACATGTTGGTCTATGGTAAGATGAGATTAGAAGAACTTAAACAAGCTCTTCTCGATGTTAAACCATATTATGAATATGTAAACGAAGATGGTTCTACTGAAAAGTGGGAATTGCCAAAATCAGTTGAAGAAACTAAGGCAGATATTCAAGAAATGATTGATAATGGTACCAAAGAGTTAGAAGAATTGGAAACCAAACGAATTATGGCCTTTGCAACATTAAAGAAAAACAATTTAGAACATTACTTATAGTCATGACGGGAGGACGAAATCAATATTTAGTTTTAATCGTAATCCTTGGATTGCTGGTTTTTAATTTGTACAATATGAGACAGATTAAAACCGATATTGATGGGTTTAATGAAAAAATTGAAAACATTGGTAAAGAAATAGATTCTATCCAAACTATGAATACTGAATTGGATAATTTAATAGAATCGTTACATACAGAACTCCAATTAATCGATGGTGATATAGATAGAGTTCAAAATAATATTTTTACAATAAGGAGAAACACAGATGAAAAAAGGAATTCTGTTAATAATTTTACTATTAGTGAGCTTCAAGAGTTTTTCGCAAAACGATACGATAGTATCATTGAAAAAACCAATAGCGAAACTAGTAATTAAAGATTTAATTGAAGGGGATGGTGTAAAGTTAGAATTACTATCTCTTCAAGAACTTTTAAAATTAGAACAAAAGAAAGTTGTTCTAAAGGATTCTGTCATCGGTAACTTAAATTCTAAAGTTATCAACTTGGAAACTATTATTTCAAAAAAAGATGAACAATTTGGTTTAGAATCAGAAAAATCTAAACAACTACTTAAAGAACTCAAACGAGAAAAGAGAAAAACATTTTTCTATAAAATAGGAACTTATGCAGCCGGTGTACTTGGGTTCCTATATCTTACTGCTAAATAATGGCTAAACAAACGTTAAAAGATATAATTAAATTAGAGTATCAGAAGTGTGCTGGTGACCCTATATACTTCATGAAGAAGTATTGTATGATACAACACCCAGTTCGTGGTAAAATTCCTTTTCAATTATATCCATTCCAAGAATCAACTCTAACACAATTTCACGAACATCGATATAACATCATTTTAAAATCTCGTCAAACAGGTATATCAACCTTAACTGCAGGATTTTCATTATGGAAGATGTTATTCAATCAAGATTTTAACGTTCTTGTAATTGCAACCAAACAAGAGGTTGCAAAAAACTTGGTAACCAAGGTTCGAGTAATGAATCAGTATTTACCTTCTTGGTTAAAACAAACAACAGTAGAAGATAACAAATTATCTTTACGATATTCAAATGGTTCTCAAATCAAAGCAACATCTGCAGCAGGTGATGCGGGTCGTTCTGAAGCACTATCCTTATTAGTATTTGATGAGGCAGCCTTTATCGATAAGATTGAAGAAATTTGGGTATCTGCTCAATCTACCTTATCAACGGGTGGTAACGCAATTATCTTATCAACTCCAAATGGGGTAGGTAATTTCTTCCACAAAACTTGGGTAGGTGCAGAAGATGGTAGTAATGCCTTTAACACTATCCGATTACATTGGTCAGTTCATCCTGAACGAGACCAAACTTGGAGAGATGAGCAAGAAGTTCTTTTAGGACCAAAAGGTGCAGCACAAGAATGTGATTGTGATTTTGTAAGTTCAGGTGATACTGTAATCGACCCACAACTTTTAATGTTCTACAAAGAAACTTACTGTCAAGAACCGGTAGAAAAGACTGGGTTCGATGGAAACCTTTGGAAATGGGAATACCCTAACTATCAGAAATCTTATATGGTCGTTGCCGATGTTGCTCGTGGTGATTCTGCTGATTTCTCTGCATGTCATGTTATCGATATAGAGAACTCCGCACAAGTTGCAGAATATAAAGGTAAATTAGATACCAAAGATTTTGGAAACTTTCTCGTATCATTATCAACGGATTACAACAATGCACTGCTCGTAATTGAAAACGCAAATATTGGTTGGGCAGTAATTCAACAAGTAATCGATAGAGGATATCAAAACCTTTTCTATATGAGTAAGGATTTAAAGTATGTGGATGTAGAACATCAATTACATAATAAATACCGAGCAGAAGAACGAAATATGACCGCTGGATTTTCAACAACTTCTAAAACTCGTCCTTTGATTATTTCTAAAATGGAACAATACATCAGAGAGAAAGAAGTTCTTATACGTTCAACGAGAACCATAGATGAGTTATTTACTTTTATATGGAATGGAAATCGTGCTGAAGCAATGAGAGGATATAATGATGATTTAGTTATGTCCTTATCAATATCCCTTTGGGTTCGAGATACCGCACTTAGATTAAGGCAAGAAGGGATGGATTTAACCTTAAACGCACTTGGTAGTATTTCTACTAACCAAACTTCTATTGGAAGTGGTGGAGGTGGGTTTGGTGGTAATTCATCATTGGAACAAAATCCATGGTCAATCGATGTTAATGGTTCCCAAGAAGATTTAACGTGGTTGTTGTAAAATAGTTATAATTTAATTATTATATATTTATACTATAAGGAGAAGAAATAATGATAAATTTATCTAGCTTATTAGAAAATAATTCATATTGTGAAGAGTATGTGGTGGAAAACTACCATGACATCAAAGAATTTTGCGAATTCATGAAAGAATACAAAGCTGATATGAACGAAGCTGAGTATCAAGGTAGAAAAGTAAAACTTGGTAAACCGATGCAAGGTGATGTCAAGAAATTCAAAGTATATGTTAAAAACCCCCAAGGAAACGTTGTCAAAGTAAACTTTGGACATGGTGGAAGTTCTGCAAAAGGAAAAACGATGAAAATTCGTAAAAATAATCCTGATGCACGAAAAGCTTTTAGAGCAAGACACAATTGTGATTCACCAGGTCCAAGGCACAAAGCAAGATATTGGTCTTGTAGAAAATGGTAATAATACAATAAAGGTTATAATTTAAAGAAAAAACAAAATGGCAGATACTTCATTTTTTGGGAGGTTAACTAAACTCTTTCGTTCTCAAGCAATAGTTACGGTTGATAAGGATGGTAAGAGAAAAGTATATGATACTGATGAAAGACAGCAAACTAACTTATCATCTCTAAGAGATAGATACACTAAGTTACAGAAATCTTTCTATGAACAAGCAGGTGGTGCACAATCAATGGCATACCAACAAGTTCGTAGAGAAGTTTTCCGTGATTATGATGCAATGGATAATGACCCTATTCTTGCTTCTGCATTAGATATCTACGCAGATGAATCTACTTTAAAAAATGAGTTTGGTGATATCCTATTAGTTCATTCAGATAATGAAAAAGTTCAAGATGTTCTTAATAACTTATTTTACGATGTAATGAACGTAGAGTTTAATTTATGGCCCTGGGTTCGTAATATGTGTAAGTATGGAGATTTCTTTTTAGGTTTAGAAGTTGCAGAAGGTAAGGGTATCGTTAACGTTACTCCACATTCTGTTTACAATACCGAAAGATTAGAAAGAACCGACCCTTCAAATCCAAACTCAGTAAAGTTTAAAATTACCGAGGACCCGAATGGAAAAGAAGAATACGAAAATTTTGAAATTGCACACTTCAGATTATTAGCGGATACCAATTGGTTACCATATGGAAAATCAATGATTGAAAATGGTAGAAGATTGTGGAAACAGATTTCTTTAATGGAAGATGCAATGTTAATCCACAGAATTATGAGAGCACCTGAAAAGAGAGTTTTCAAAATTGATATTGGAAACATTGCTCCTACTGAAGTTGATAATTACATGCAAAGAATTATCAACAAGATGAAGAAAGTTCCTTTTGTTGATAGAAACACCGGCGATTATAACTTAAAGTATAATATGCAGAACCTAACAGAAGATTTCTTCTTACCGGTTCGTGGTGGAGATAGTGGAACATCTATTGAAAACCTACCAGGCTTAGATACACCTTCATTGGATGATATCGATTACTTAAAGAACAAGATGTTTGCTGCATTAAAAATTCCTCGTGCTTATTTAGGGTACGAAGAAAATGTAAATGGTAAAGCAACCCTTGCTGCAGAAGATGTAAGATTTGCAAGAACAATTGAAAGAATCCAAAGAACAGTAATTTCGGAATTATCTAAAATTGCCATCGTTCACTTATACTCACAAGGTATCCAAGATTCAGAGATGACTAATTTTAGTTTATCATTAGTAAACCCATCTACAATTTACGAACAAGAAAAAGTAAATCTTTGGTCAGAGAAAATTAGATTGGCTCAAGATATCCAAGGTCTTAATATGTTATCCAAAGATTGGGTATATGAAAACATCTTTAAACTATCTGATGGTGAACAAGATGAACAACGAGTTAAAATGTTAGATGATTTAAAAGATAGATATCGTTTCCGTTCTATTGAAGATGAAGGTAATGACCCTGCAATGGATGATGAAGAACCAAATGATATTGAAGAATCATTGGAACAACTAAAACAAGAAATTAAAGATAAGGGTGGTAGACCGAGAGAAGGTGGAACCTATGGAAAAGATAAACACCCTTATGGTAGAGACCCTCTTGGTGATGATGAAAGAACCTCAAAACGTTCTCGAACATCCGAAGAAAAAGCGTTGAAAATCATCAACGGAATTGCATCAAAGAGAAAATATTTACACGAAAATGGGAGTATGTTGAGTGAGGACAATATTCTCGAAGATACAGAAAATTAAGTTATCTTTTATAAATTTATATTTATAATAGGATAATTTTACCATATCATAATTGGAATTAAACAAAATGAAAAAAATTAGACATTCAAAATTTAAAAATACGGGTTTTCTTTTCGAACTATTAACTCGTCAAATTACACTTGAGGTGTTGAATGGTAGTGAAGAAAAATCAAAGAATATTGTAAAAGAATTTTTTGGTGGAAAGACTGAATTATCTAAGGAGCTTCGTTTATTCAACATGCTGATTAACGAAAAGTATAATACAGAATCTAAATCTGAAAAGTTTGTTGATGCCATTTTAGAAGCACACACTCGTTTAGATTATACTAAGCTTAAAAAAGAAAAATACAACTTAGTTAAAGCAATTAAGGAAACGTTGGATATTGATAATTTTTTATCATCTCCAGTAACTAACTATAAAGTCCTTGCATCTATTCATAAATTATTTGAAGCAAAGGCAATTAACGTTCTTGATGTTAAAGATGTATTTGATTCCAAACTAACTTTGATAGAACATATCTCAACATCTACTCCTTCAATTAAAGAAAAGGAAGATAGATTGGTAGAAGATTTCAAAAAACAAGAAAAAGATTTAAGGTTAATCACCTACAAAATTCTTGTGGAATCTTTCAACAAAAAATATACTAACCTTAATGATGACCAAAAAGGGCTTCTTCGTGAGTATATTAATAATGTTACTAACACTTCTAAGTTCGGTGAATATTATGAAAACCAATTAATAAAAACTATTACAGAACTTCATACTATCTACAAAGGTATGAGTGATAAAATTACCAAAATTAAATTAAGAGAAACTATCAATGTTCTCAAGAAACAAAAAATTGGTAAGAAAATTACAGATGAGCAAGTTTCTGCATTGATGTTATCTTATGAATTAATTAAGGAAATCAAAAATGTCAATGAAACAAAATAATAAATCATACTTAGATGAAATCATAGATGAAGTTCAAAGTGAGATGGATGAAGTAACCACAACTGGTAATGTTGCTGGTTATCAAACCCCAAATGCTTTTTCTGATAAAGGTTCTTCTGATAAGAAACGTAAGAAGAAAATGGCTAAGAGAATTGGTTATACATTAGCTGGTAAAGTTGATGAATCTTTTATGTCCGATTTAAATATCATTAAAAAAGGTTCTAAGAATATAACTGATTTTATTAAAAAAGTATTATCAGATAAACAATATAAAGAAGTTAGAACTGATAAAGAATTTCACAAATACTTAAAATCATTCTATAATGAATCAGTAAACGAATCAGATTTTAAAGGACAACTTGCTGGAGATTCGGTAGATTCACTTATTAAATCCATTGGTTCTCGTTTTGTAGAAAAGGAAATAAAAAACACTACTCGCGATGGAAAAACTTACATCAAACTAAAAGATGAAAAGTTTGGTAGTGGTGTGGTTAAGATATTAAAATCAAGATTTGGTATTGATGCTAAGGTAGATTACTTTGGTGGTAAAGGTAAGATTGCAGCAACACCATCTGTATCATTTAAAAAAGACCAAATCATTTCAGAAGCAAAACAAAAAAGACCAGTAAATCGTTGGTTAGAATTAAAAAACGATGATACAATGCATCCACATAAAAAGATGGCAATGGGTCTTAAAGAATTAAAGTATCAGTTGGCAGAAACAGAAAAGTTTTTTAATTGGTATAATAAGATTAAAACGATGAATGAGTTGGATTCTCAAAAATATTGGAAAAGAACCCAAAATCATATTTATAAGATAAAGGAAAGACTAATTAATATTGCTAAGACAATACAGGAGATAGAGAAATGAAAATATCAAGAAATAGATTAAAAGAAATCGTTCGAGAAGTAATGGTTGAAGAAAGTGAATATCAAACTTTCTTCAAAAAAGCATTAGAAAAGACAGGAAAAT